TTAATATAAGTTATTGATTTACAGACGATTAAATATTAATTTAACGCAGTATTGAATATAACTATAATAACTTTAAAATTTTTGGCTTATGAGAACGAAAAAGTTTTTATTTGCCACCACCTTTGCGATGATGGCAGCGTGCATGATGATGAACACCTCATGCACCGAGTATGTGGACGAGGCAGTGGAGAACGGAGGCACCCGGCAGGTGGCTGAGAAGGCTACGGTAAAACTGCGGTTTACTTCGCCAGAAGGTGCTGACGTGAGCGTGAGCCAGTCTACCTGTCTGGCAACTCGCCTACCCTATCACGCGTGCCTAACTGGCTGCCAACGGCAAGGCGATGATCGACCTCTACATCTTTGATTACGACAAGGCAATGAAAGCATAAAAGCATAAATACATAAAAACACAAAAGCATAAAAGCACGCATAAACGCACGTTTGTGCGTTTATGTATTTATGTGTTTGTGTATTTATTGATTCATTTCTTTCTTCATTGGTTTATTTATTCCTTCGTTGGTTGGTTTGTTCCTTCATTTATTTCTTTCTTCATTCATTGGTTTATTTCTTGATTGATTTATTAGTATCTTTGTTTTAATACATCAATCCATACATAAAAGCATTAAAAATATTAAAAACATTTGGTGGTTTAAAATTAAAACATTAACTTTGCAGCATTAAAACACAAAAGCATAAAAGCACAAACGTGCATTTATGTGTGGATGCGTTAGTGGTTTTATTGAAAGAAAGAAACATAGCTTTCTTTCTTTCAACAAAGAAATGAATACATTAATAAATATATATATAAACGAATTAATACTTTTAAGATTATGGCAGAAACAAGATTAAAAGAAATCCTCGCCTTCGTAAACCACAAGGGAGGAGTTGGTAAGACAACAACCGTACAGAGTTTAGCAACTGGTCTTCGCCGTTATGGCAAAGGTTACTTCGGTAAGGGTGAAGATGGCAAGGAGCGCAAGCCTCGTATCTTGCTCATTGACCTTGATCCTCAGTCTAGTCTCTCTTTCCTCTTCGGATGGAGTGAGGCAGAGAATATCGGGAAGCATACCGTATACGATGCGCTGATACAGCAGTCTCCTTTGCCCGTCTATCAGGTAAGAGAGGGCATCTATCTTGCCCCAGCATCTTACCGGCTTATCAACATCGAACCTTTTCTAAACCAGATGCCGGTACCACGCAAGGCTTTGTATAAGTTATTCGGCAAACCGCTGACGGAAGTACGAGGCGACGAATTGGCTACAGAAGGAGTTTCATCTATCCTGGAGGCTTTCGATTATGTTCTGCTAGACTGCCCACCAGCGCTATCTCTGCTTACGCATAATGCCCTGTCTGTGGCAACGGGTGTAGTAATACCTATCCAGCTCGAAATGCTGGCAACGAAAGGTATTGCCGAAATTCTGAATGCGGTGCAGGAAACGCGTGAAGACTTGAATCCTGATATTGATATTCGAGGCTTGTTTATGGTGATGAGTAATGATCAGACGAGAGCCACCAAGCAGTTTAAGGAGTATCTGGGCAATAAGTTTGATGATTACATGTTCGATTCGTACACCCGTCGAGATACGAAGATGGTAGAGGCGCAGGCTATCAATCAGGATATATTCTCTTATTCGCCTTACAGCAGAGTAGGGCAGGACTATGAGAATTTTACGAAGGAGATTTTGGCCAGCATGCCGGAATAATGATTCATGTTTAACGTTTAGAGATTTACGATTATGGCAAGAAAAACAAAAAGTGGTATACATAAGTTTGAAGGTTTGGAAGACTCTCCAGCCATCAAAGGTATAGAAAAGATTTATGAGGCAAATGAGGAAGCTCGCCAGAAACGCGCTGCCGAGGCATTGGAGAAACAGCAGAACGGGCAGGGTGCCGCAGAGTCGGAACCTGCACCACAGGCTGAAGCACCGTCGCAGTCTCCTGTTCCTCCCGCATCAGCCGCTCCTATTTCTGCGCCCGACCCTGCACCTATGAGGAAAACTGGCAAGAAGACGCAGAACGGTATCACCATCTATGTGCCGATGGACTACTACATGCAGATATTGCAGATGAAGATGGAGACGGGTACGCCTATCAAGGACATCGCTCTGCAGGCAGTCATCGAGTATCTGGATAGACATAAGAACGGATAATGCAGGTAAACGAAAAGTCAGATTTGAAGGTAAACTGAAAAGTGGTTTTGAACCTATTTACCTTTCTGAATCTGACTTTTCGTTTACCTAAAAACGAAATCTTTAAATAGAAAATTATAAGATTATAGATATTATATATATTAGTAAAATCTTAATAGTTTAGTTTTCAGATACTTACAAAGATACTGGTAAATGAAAAGTCAGATTTGGGTAAATGAAAAGTCAGATTTAGGTAAACGAAAAGTCAGATTTAGGTAAACGAAAAGTCAGATTTAGGTAAATGAAAAGTCAGATTTAGGTAAACGAAAAGTCAGATTTGATATGAATGAAGATAATGAAAACAAGGGTTTAGCCTGGATAAATACTCCTTTTTCGCTCACGAAACTGGATAAGCAATACACTTTGTTCCAGCAGAACGTGTTGATGCTAACGAGTACCCACCTTCAAAAATTTGTGGATGAGTTTTTTTTGGAGAAAAGACAGTTGGGCGACGCTCGTTCTGATTTTCTGTTTGAGCAAGGCGTGGACCATGCTGTTATGAATATCCCGCCTATCAAGATAGATATTCACGATTTCATTACTTATGAGAATATGAGCTATCAGAAGTTGAGAGCGGAGCTGAAGACAAGTATTCTTGATATGGCGGTGAAGAGCACACTGCCCGATGGCAGCGAGGAATTTACGCATATATTCAGCCGAATGCGTATACCGTTATCAAAGAACGGATATACGACTAAGGACGGAAAGAAGGTGGACCGCATACTGGGATATATCCTGCTTGAGATTGACCCGAAACTTTCTAAGCGTGTATTCGATATGGGGCAGGGGTATATTCACCATATATCCATGATAGCAAAGTTTGCCAAGAACGTTAACACTCCACGCGTATATATCTATCTCTTGCGTCAGATAGGTTTGAACCGTAGCATGGATATATCGGTGCCTTTCCTGGAACTGAAGTCTTATCTCGGTTTGGTAGAACTAGATAACAACAAGAAGGAGATTCTGTTGAATGAGCTGGGCGAACCGGTTATGAACAAATACCCTAAGTTCTCGCAATTCAGAAAGCAAGTTCTCGATGTGGTGTGTAGGGATTTGCAGAGAATGGAGAAGTTATCGCAGACGGACATTGTATTTGATGAGCTGAAAGACGATGACATCATCTATAAATCGGGCAAACGAAAAGGTGATCCTGAGTTTATCAGGTTTCATGTCAGGCGCACGGTGGTTGGTGAGAATCATCTATCTAAGGATAAGAACACCGATATTGCTGCCACTCTGAATGAGCGGTATAAGCAGAACAGCGCACAGCAAACTGGAAAACCGGTAGAGGGTGATATATTCGCCCATGTGCATCAGCCTACGGAAAGTAAGATTGTAACCGAGAGCGGGCAAGGTGCCGACAAGTGGAAGGCATTCTGCAAGCTCATTATAGGCGATGCTGAGAATTTACTGCTTTCCCGCATTTCCTTCATTGGCATGAAGAACGGAAGATTCTGTGTAGAGTGCAGCGATGATGATTTTGAAATGATACGAAAGTTAGGTATCGAGGAGAAGGCGAAGGAGTTTTTCGATTGCAAAGGTTCATTTGCCCCGGTGTTCTACAGAAGTTAAAGGTAAAAAGGTAAAAAGGTAAAAAGAGCCTAGCGGGATATATCGCCCTGCTGTTCTTTTACTTTTTTACCTTTTTACTTTTAAATGCTCTTTTTACTTTTTTACCTTTATTCGTTTGTCCCATCTATTCTTCCCCTTTTTCTTACCTTTGCATCAGAAACATTAAAAGAAATGAAAACGTATGAAAAGGAAAGAGATTATTCAACTACTCTTGATTGCAGTAGTGACGATGATGTTTACGGCATGTGCTGCCTCTCGACGGGCGGTTAGCGATAACCACCAGGAAGTGAAGGATAGCGTATCGGCTATTCAGCAGGATAGCGTGCATCAGCAGGTAATGGTGAATGACAGCGTAGCCATTAAGGTGAGCGAGGATAAGCATACTTCTTCTTCGTCTACGGAAACGGGCGAATATGAGGAGACTATCCAGGAGCAGATTACCGAGACCACTGATTCCTCCGGCAATAAGCAGACTACCACCAACCGCACTACCCATCGCAATGGCAGTTATAACAACCAGTCTTCCTATGAGGAGCGATTGCAGATGCAGCAGCAGAAAATCAATACGATGCAGAAGACCATCGATAGCCTTGCCGTCAGTAGCAGTAATGATGTGGGCACCCACTGGGAGGCCACCGACAGCTTATCAGATACGCAGGAAAAGAATACAGCAGAGACAAGAAAGGCTAACTGGATGCAGAAAGCCAGAAAGAACGCCCTCGCCCTTTTTCTGCTTATCGTGATAGTTTTGGTACTTACAGCAATTAATAAATATACCGACCATGGGGAAGGGAAAAAGTAAGAAACACGTGCAGTACGGTTACGACATCGTGGATAATGATGAACAGGCAGAAGTTACGCTGCAGGATTTCGTTATCCCGGCAAAGATAGAAGCCTTCAATAATCAGTATAAGCCGTTGGATCATTGGGTAGACGGTTGCGAAGTGTTTAACGATGCCCGACTTCGTGAATACTTCAAGGCGATAGTCTGTCCGCTTGGCGACCCGCTTTCGCTTTATCTGCAGGAGCTAGGCTACTGGGGCTTTATCATGCAGAATGATGAGAGTGGCGAGCCGGTTATCTATTGCAGGCCGAAATAAAGGTAAAAAGGTAAAAAAGCCTTAACCCCTTTGCGCCCCCGTTCCCAGCGATTCTATCGCTGGTTTAACTCTCAAAAATACAATATTTCGCTGAAAATATATACTCAAAAATACAATTTTTCTCGAAAATTATATAATAGATTAAAAAAATAAGGATTTATGGAAAAAGAAAACAGACCTCACAACTATCTGAAGATAGCTGATGAGAGTGAGACAGGCAAGAAGCTGAAGGCATTTCTTGCTGAGTGTTGTGAAGCAAGCGAGAAGGCGAGAGCCTGGGCAGAGAAGCAGGGAGCCGATACCTACTACGAATCGCCCGAAGGCTTTGCAGGTGGTGTGGCGATGGTAGAGTTCAAAAACACGATCAGCAAGGAAGGCTGGACGAACATTCAGACTCCTACCAAGGACGGAATGCAGAGCACATCGCTCTTTATTCCAGAAGAAAACAGCGAACTGGAGAAGGAGATGATGGCACTGCCTATCGTAAATGAAACGGCTCTTATCGCTATCCTGCAGTTCAAGCCTAAGATGGCGAAGGGTAAGGAAGGCAAGGAGGTGCAGCTTCCGTTCTCCTTTGGCAATACAACGCCTATCCTCTTTCTGCATCATGGCTTCTTCTATACCGATGTGCCTTACGTGAGCACAAGCGAGGACTGCCAGGTTATCACGGGGAAGGAGTTCCTTCGTCGCAAGATGGCAGCAGTAAATGAGCATTAATCATATTTCGTTCTTTATATTTTATTATTTATTTCTATATGTTTTATATGAGTTGTTTCTAAAACGTAGTTTAAGCTGAAATATTCTCAGCCAGCCGTCCGTGATGGATAGCTGGCTGTTTTTATTTTATTCCGTCTCGCGATGTATCTCTTCTGCGACCATGCCGTAGCCAGTTTGCTGAGATTCCAGACGGTGAGTGAGTTCATTGATGAGCTTCTGCTGGTCGCCTATCTGCTTCTGCTGTTCAGCAATAATATCGAGCATGCGGTTAAGGGTCTTCAAGCTGATGTCCGTTTCTGCTGCTGTAACCGGTTCCGTAATCGGAGTAGGCGCAGCAGCATCCATAGGCGCAGCGGCAGTCTCTTCCTTGTGCTCTTCCTTGCGTCCGAGCCTTAACCCCTTTGCGCCTCCGTTCCCAGCGTTTCCAACGCTGGTCCACCCAGGCACTACCGATTTCATCCTCTCCACATCGAGCGGATTGCGCAGCGCCCTCGTACCCTGTTTGCGCTTCTCTTCATTATCCAGATAGCCCCCATCGGGTTCAAACTGGTCATCTATACCAGGGCATACATACCCCTCCTCGCAGCAGCCTTCCCTTCCTTGCTGGTCCTTATCCGCATCTACGATAAATGCCGAGAGCGGAACGTGAAACGCATTGCAGAAGCGCAGCATGGCGATGGTAGGCAGCGGCGACTTCATTCTTATCCAACTATCGAGGCACGCATTGCTCGTAGTACCCATAGCCTTCATAATTTCTCTATTGGTGATTTTGCTGTTTGCTTCCATCCATTTGTCTAGGAAGCTGTAATTGTAAAAGTACTTCATATCTCAACTACATTTATAAGGTGGATAAACTCTAATCTGTTCATCACGAAATTAATTAATATATGTAACCTATGTTAAATTCCCCTAATTTTTATCAGAAAATATAGGTAACATTTGGTTGTTTCGATTTTAATCTTTAAATTTGCACCAAAATTAAGAAATAAAATAGAAATGACAAAGGAAATTATAGAAAAAATCTGCAGAAAGAACTCTTCATTAGAGGTAAATGATATTTCTGTGGAGGAAAAGAAGACCTTAGCTGAGTTTTTATCGGATAAGGGCTTCACAATCTCAACTTTCTATCTCCGTTTCTTCCAAAAAGGTTTCGACGCTTGGGAAATCCAAGGTATTAAGAACTGCAAAAAACAGTTCTTAGCTATACCGGAAGTAGCTAACCTATTATCCGGGTATGTAGAGACCGATGCCCTGGGCAACGAGATTAGTAAGAAGGGATATTTGCTTGAGGCTGCCATGAGCGATGAGTCGGGTGTGTTCTACACCTGTCTGAAGAAGGCCAACAACGGTCTCTGCATGAAGTTCTTTGCCTTTATGGAGGAGCGAGGCATGAGCCGCACGACCATCATCAAGCGTTTTATCGCTGATGACTGGAAGCCATGGGAGCAGGAAGGAATTAAAGCACTCTTGCTTTTAAAGGTAAAAAAGTAAAAAGGTAAATTCGTAACCATATATAATGATAGATGTAACCTTTGATTTTGAAACCTGTTCGCTCTCGCCCACCGCAGCCGTGATGAGTCTCGGTGCGGTGGCGTGGAAGCGATACTGGGACGAATCACCTTTCTTTGATGAAGGTGATGGTGTGTTAAGAAATTCCACTTTTTCTGCTCACGTTGACCTGCGAAGCATGTTCATCAACGGGTTCGCATTTGACAAGAGTACGGCAGAATGGTGGTCAAAACAGAGTGACGAGGCAAAAGCTGCCTTGCTCGGCAATGACAGCGACGAGGCACCTTGTCAGCCGATTGATGTAATCGTGAACGACCTGTTCGGCTGGATAGCCTATATCAAGAAGAAGCTCGGTGATGATGAACTTTGCCTTTGGGCGCAGGGTACTGATTTCGATGTAGCTATCTTGAGATATATCTGCTGGGAGATGGGTATCAAGTTCGAGATAAAGCATACCCAGTTGAGAGATCATCGCACGTTCTATCTGGAATGTGCGAGAATCATCTGGGATGCAGCCGAGCCCAACGAGGAACCTTTCGACATCGACAAGGCTTATGCCCTGACTATGGACTATAAAGACATCGCCGATGAAGGTGCGGCACATGACCCTATCTTCGACTGCAAGCGAAGTATCTATAGTACCTGGCAGATGATGAAAAAGATAAGAGAAGGCTATGCCAAGACTGTTTGATTTGCCATATATCCCTAACCGGAAGGGCATACAGCAGAGGCATAGGAACTTATCTAAATACAGAATGCTGCATCGTTTCGCCTATACCGAGACGATGAGCGGACTGAAGGATGATATTCCAACCCTCCTTTTCTATGCGCCCTTCGCCCTGCTGAAAGATGCCTGTGAGTATCTGTGCAGGATGATGACGGGCAGCGTGGAAGATATGATTATCACGCCTTCGCACAGTTGCCGCCGAAAGAACGGGAAGATATACTGGAGGCAGGAAGTGCAGATTATCGGTTTAGATACCGATTTCCTCTCGATGGAAAGTCTCTCGCAGATGATCGTACATCGTATGGAAACTATCTGCAACTGTAAAATCAGGCGTTATCGCCTGGAAACATTTCTGAATTTATAAAACATAAAGATATGAAGAAATAAAAGATATACTGCATGACATCATGCAACTTTCGGTACGATACACTTCGTTTCCGATTTTTATTTTGTTAGACAACCGAGCCATCGGTTAAAATGGCAGGAAGACCGGACGGGCGATAGGTGGACTTGGAAACATTCATCGCATATCTCACACCCGCAGCTTCAAGAAGAAGGGGGATAGTCTGATTAAAAAGCCTTGGAACCCCATCGGACGGTAGCTGCGGCATTCTCAGATTTTTGCCAGTCGCCCGAATGGTCTTCTTTCTTTGACAATATGATATAAAGAGAATAGGGGAGGCGGCCTCGGAACACTCTTATGAAAGGGTAGTAGGAGTCAGTAATGCCCTACGACTACGATTCACTGCATCTTTGCAGCGGGCGAGTACCACAGATTTTCAAATGCTCCGACCGCTCGCTCTGGAATATAACCCGGCAAGGTGTAAACACTTGAAGTTTGCCCTACCCTTCGCCTCCGTTCCCAGCGATTCCATCGCTGGTCAATGGTCAAGAGTGGTGCCTTCCCTTCTCTTTTAACTATAATACTCTTACTGTAAGATATGTTATTCCACCCGATATTGAACCAGATTGCAAACCTTGACATGGCTTTCCTCGTAAAACCTGCCGATGAGCAGCGCATCGAGGGACAGACAGCCTGTTTCTGCCCCATCTGCCAGAAGGAAGAGGCAGACGATGGCGAGCAGGGCAAGGCAAAGCAGACTCCTCACCTCATTATCTACAATAATGAGCGAGGCGGTATGTATAACGGTGTAGGGGTGGAAGACAATTCCAAGGCAGAGCATGGTGCCCTGCGCTGGATGTGTACCAAGACCGGCAAGTATGGCTATGGAGCCTTAGAGCTTTATGCTGCCCTACGCAAACTGCCGATGCACGGAGCCAGTCTGCTGCGTCTGTGCCATGACCTCATCGTGAGGGTGTATGGCGACAACGAGAAGACGAGAGCCAAATGGCCGATGCTCTTTGCAAAAATGGACTATCGCACAATCGCTCCACAAACGATAGAAACTTTCTCATTTATGCCAAAAACTGATTTCACCCCCCAGGAGCTCGCAGCCCTGGGGTGCGAAGTCACATCGGTTAAGGGAATCCCGCAATACGGCTTCGGAAAGGACTTCAACACCAAGATGCTGAATGAAGATTTTCGCATCTATGCCGTGGACCAGGTAACGCTGCCCCACGTAGTGAGAAACGGACAACTGGTGAGTGAAATCATTTACGGCACACCATGGAACCCGCTATTCGTCTGCTTCGCAACGGACGTGATAGCACCTCAAGGCAGTTGCGGATGCTTCTTCCGTCCAGCCATGCAGCAAGACCCTATCGTCTTCTCTACCTGTGAGGATCACAGCGTGAGAAAGGTGAGCAAATGGCTGATGGGGGATAAGGTCTTCACCTATGCGATGGACCATCGGAGTAACAACTCTACTGCCGTTCACTCGGCAATAGAAAAGTTGCAACCGGGAGAGGCTTATACAGAGACGAAGGAAATATGGGTAGAGAACGAAACCAAGAACGGAGAACCGAAAGGCACCTTCCATACTGAGGAGAAACCTATAGAAGTAGGTGACATCAAAGCTCAGAACATCGTTTTCTGCCGGACACCGGAAGATGCACTGAGCATCTATTACGCCATGCGTTCCCTGCGTCAGGATAAGGCGCAGGATAAGCACTTTCAAAAGTACTGCTGGTACCACGTAGCCTTTTCGCTGGGCAGAAGAAACTTCTGGTATATCGAGCGTGGGCAGTGGAGACAGGAAAAACTCGATTTCAATGCCGTGCAGTATCAGAAGATGAATCGATTTGCCGAAAGGGTGATTATGCTTTACCCTAACGACATCGCCAGCCAAAGGGATTGCGGAGCCATCGCAACCAAATATTGCGATATGTGCTATGCCACGCTGCCTGATGGCTTCAGAAGCAGATATAACCAAAGGTGGAACTGGTTGTACGGTTGCTCTCCTCGCTCCGTGAGAGATTATCTGATGTGCTACCACATGGATGATACCGATAACTTCAAGTTCGACCACGATATAAGGTTGCCGCTATATTCGAGATTGCGGGGTGCCAACAATACAGATCCATTCGAGATAGAATATCCTCGTGATCCGAGAAGCGGCAAGCCTAAACCGCCTACTTGCAAGGTATCGCCTACCAAGGTGTGGTTATTTATGACCTGCCACGGATATTACAGAATGATAGACCCTGAGAGTACCGACCTTGTAGGTCAGTATATCCATCTGGATAGATGTTTTGTAGAATACATCGACCAGAAAAGTATCATCCAGGCGACAAAAAACCAACTTCTGCAGTTTACGGAGCAGAGTTGGCGGCACAATGATCAGGAGCGCAAGATGATGTCAGATTGTGCCAACCTGATAGACAAAAATTTCAGTGAGAAATCGGCTGGCGGCTTGCAGGGCATGGTGATAGACTTCACCGAAAGTTTCGATGCCCATACGGAATATTTCTTCTTCCGCAATGTAGCGTTGAAGATTACACCCGAAACCATCATGCCAGTCAGCTATGACCGCCTGAATTTCTTTATCCCTGCCCTGGCTAAAAGACCGTATGATTTTACGATGAGGGTGTTCAATCCTCCGTTTGTTATCAGCGAGAGCCAGGAATACAAGGATAGGGTGGCAGTCATCGCCCAGCAGGAAGCTCAGACCAACGAAGACGGTTCGCCAGTCTTCACGAGAGCCGAAATCGACCAAAAGAAATCCGAGCTTAAAGATTGGGCGCAAACCTTCCGCTGGCAGGTGGATTGGAAAGGTAAGCAGGAGAAAGAGCTTTGGCCTATCCTGAGAGTGATACGCGGTTGTTGCAATATGCAGTGGCGACTGGAGCAGGATTGCATCCGTAACAAAGAGCCAATGCCGGCCGAAGCTATCGCCGACATCGATTCCCATTTTGCTAACATGATTTCCTGTTTGGGAAGAATCTGTTATCGCTCATGGGCTGACATGCAGAGTATCTGTCCTTATCTTCTCGAAGATGAGGTGGAGGACGAGAAGCAGGCAAGTGGCGGTTCGGGTAAATCACTGATGATAGAACTTGTGGTAGGTTCAGCAGTCAATGTGCTGCGCGTCGATATGAAGGATTTCCTGACGATTGCCGATGCAAAGTTCAGTCTTTCCGACCTGCTGATTTCTCCGGGTAAATATAGGGTAGTACACTGGGAAGATAAACCTTCGGGCTTCCCGATGAAGTACTTTTATAATAAGGTAACGGCGGGAGCCAAGGTAGAACGAAAGTTTGGTGATCCTATCGTCTTCAAGTTGGAAGAATCGCCAACGAACGTAATTTCCAGCAACTCGCAGTTGAGTGATGATGATGAGTCTACCATCGGCCGTTTTCCTTTGGTATCTTTCTCGGATAGGTTCTGTCGAGAAAATCCGATGCAGCATAAGTTGGCACGTTCCCCCAAGGAAGTGATGAAGAACCTCGTTAAGGAACCGGAGAATCTGAATGAGCGAGACCGCAATCAGGCGATATACATCTGTGCCTTAGCCGTGCAATTTATCATGCGCTACCATACCTTCGTGATTGCTCCTCAGAAGAACGTTCAGCGAAGATTGATGGTAAGAGAGCTGACCGAGAACACGGTGAACTACTTCGAGTGGTTCTTCAGTCGTAATGAAGTCTATTCAGCACCTATCTGTGCAGACGAAATGTTCTGCGAGTTTATGCGTGATTGGGCTGATGCCAGTGAGGGCAAGAGCAAGGAATATAGCCGAGCCACCTTCAAGAAGAAAATCAAGAAGTATTGCAAGAATATGAACATTATCTGCAATCCTGATAATCTCTTGGTAGGTGAGGACAATAAGCGCCATGGCTGTTTCAAGCTTCGAGCCTGGGTAACGGAGGAATACTTCGTAGGCAGAGAGTGGGAGAACGATGACAGCGTAGAACCGAAGCATATCCGCAGGGTAAAGACGAGTAAGCACGTCTATTTCTTCTTCCGTAGCGGAAAGGATCATATTCCGGAAAGCTACGACGAGTTAAAGCGGATAGCGAAGGAATACGTTGAAGGTCCCGACCCATTACCATACCGTGATGACGATGGCAACATTGTTATTCTCACCCCAGAAGAGGAAGAGCGATGGAAGACATTCACCTCCCGCAAGCAGGGCAGAAGGCAAGCTATACCGAACGCTAGCGATGGCAACAATGCCGCAGCTACGGTAGACGAAATAGATAAGAGCGACCTGCCTTTTTAAAGGTAAAAAGGTAAAAGGGTAAAAAGGTAAAAAGAACCTTAACCCCTTTGCGCCTCCGTTCCCAGCGATTCTATCGCTGGTCCATAAACAAGAAAATAGAATTTACAAAAAAAATAAAGCAAAATGAAAATACAAGCGCAATCATCCCTCTTGCTTCGTCAAGCTTTGCAGAAAGCTGCGAAGTGTATCGACAGCAAGTCAACCATCGCCATCTTGAGCAATGTGCTCCTTACCCAGCGCAAGGAAGATGGTCAGTTCTTCTTCGTATCAGCTACCACTGATTCGGAGTTATCTATCCCTGCACCTCTCAGTATCGTGGAAGGCAGCTTCAAAGAAGACGTCGTTCTGCCTATCACGTCTCTGTTGTCTCTCCTTTCTACACTCCCTGCTGACTGCGTAGTCACCATGGATCTATCTCAGGATAAGAACCGCTCAATGAATATTGAGTATTGTACCCAGAACGGCGAAAATGTAAAGAAGGGTAACGTCAGTCTGGTTTATTTCAGCGCCGAGGAATTTCCTCGTGCAGCGCAGCCTGATAATGCCAGTCTTCATATCTCCCTGCCGATGGCAACCTTCGGCAACGTCCTCTCTCATGCCGGCAACTTTGTGGGCAATTCAGAACTTCGACCAATCATGAACTGTCTCTGCATCGATGTAGCCGAGGACAGAAGTGAGGTTACTTTTGTAGCCTCTGATGGTCACTCTCTCATCAAGCTCATTCATACCAACAACCCTGAAACGGGAGGCAGCAATTTCTTCCGTAGCGGTACACCTGGCATTATTCTCGTAGAAAGAACCTTCTTCAAGAGCTTGGCGGTTTTTGATGACTGCGCAGATATTGATATAGAAGCAAACGAGAGTATGGTGCGCTTCACTTCGGGTAATGATATTACCTTCGTCTGCAAGAAGGTGGTAGGTCAGTACCCTAATTATAATTCGGTAATTCCTCGCAACAACCCTTATAATGTTGTGGTAGACAAGCGGGAATTGGCAAGTGTAGTAAAGCGTGTAGCACTCTTCTCTTCAGAAAGTAGCAACATGATTGTTCTGAAGAAAGAAGGTATGTTCCTCGATGTGGAAGCGCAGGATTTGGACTTCAATATGGCGGCAAACGACCAGGTGCTTATCATCGATAGTAATTGCGTAGATGGTCATCGCATCGGATTTAAGGCAAGCAGTCTACTGAATGCCCTGGCACCTATCCAGTCTGATACCGTATGCCTGCATCTTGGCGACCCTAGCCGCGCTGGGGTTATCACCGCCAACGAATCATCGCCTAGAGCATTGACCCTGATCATGCCGATGATTCTTGAATAATAAACTTACATCGAACGAATAAGATAAGATTATGAATGATACTTTGCTCTTTATTCCTCCCTGCTGTGTGGATAAAAAGCTGCCCAAGGCAATTATACAAGCGCCACGGCGGGCATTGAGCTTCTATACTCACGGCGATGTGCTGATAGATAAATTCTTCCACGCTATCGGATACTTGGCAGATGTAAATCCCAACCGGGCACAGAAAAATCATTTCTGCGTAATGGTGTTGGCGATGACCGTAAGCAGAACATCTGCTACCGGGTATATCATCAACTACCTTCAAACGTGCTTTGAGAGGGGTTGGATAACCCACCTGGTGCTCTCAACCGATAAGAGTGTAGAAGACTGGATAGATATTCATTTGATGGAATACAGAGACAGAATCTTGTATCAGAACCATAATGATGTGACCCTACAGACTTCGCACATGGTTATTTATAACGAGGAGAAAACCTTTACGTTGGCTGGTCCGATGCTCGATACCCCCAACGGTAAGTTATCGCATTATTCGATGGTGCTGTACCCCGACTATTCGGCATGCAATGACGCAGCCGATTGGTCGAACCCGCTCAAGAACATCCTGTTTCCTGATATATTGCGGCATCGGCAAAGGGTAGCCAAGGAGAAACGGAAGGTAGACAGTATCATCTTAAACCGATTCCTGCAAGCAAAGCTTCCTCCTTACGAAGAGGATAAGGAGCAGGATGGTCCTCGTGATCATTATGATTTCGGTGGCTTCGTATAAATTCATCGACTAATAGATAAGAGTTATGGCAAAATATCATCAATCTTATCAGAACCTCCGTCAGTTCTGCGAAAAGTGGCAGTGGATAGACCCCCGCAGCGGACAGCAGGTTACTGGCTATGTGCATCCGCAGACAGCGAGGAACGTAAAGCGCAAATCGTTCTACATCAAATTCCTCACTAAGACCGGGCATGTAGATGAAGGTGAATGCGTCTGTCTGAAGGTAGATGTGCTGCGGCATCAGAGAAAGGTGCAGTTCGTAACCAGCGGAGAAATCCGAGTGGTAAACGATATTCTTGTGCTCGAAGTAGACGGCACCAGGTTCATCACGCATTAATATGGTAATTCATGTTTTAAGATTCAATATAGTTTATCGAAGATTTTTAAAGCTCTAACTGTTAAATTATTGAATTTATGTAGATGCTTCATAGCAGACACCTTTAGCGAAAGGATGTTCCGTATTTATTTTACAATAACTACAAGCAAAAGCAATGTAGGGTTGTCTATTCACATTTCCCTATACCTCCCCGGTGCGTGAGCATAGGGCGCTTTTTTCACTGGAATATTCATTTTTAAACAATATATAGATTATGTGGAATCCGTTTAAAAGAAGTAAAGCGAAGCAGGAAAAAGCAGCTCTGAAGAATATGAGTATTCTTTATGCTTCATTCGAAGAGTGGGAACGCTCCGGTCTGTTTCACTGGCAGGTGAAAGGCAAAACACTTTTGCTGGAGCAGAGCCTCGCGGTCTCTGTGATGTCTATGGGACCGGAAAATTTTAAGAAGTTTCTCGACCTCTTAGCGCAGTTCAAAAATGCTGAATTGGTGTTTAATGCCTACGAGCAGCAGCGTCTAGACCTGGAGACGGTAGCCGTGCGCAAAGCGCAGGAGCAGACTCAGACAAAACTCACCGATATTGATATTCAGCGCATCCGTCAGAATGCACGCGAGAATATGCAGTACATCGATATGAAGAGCCTCATGGATGCTATCCATGAGTTTGACATCATGATCATCCGCAGCAGTGCTATCTCTTCTGCTGATGCTACCCAGGAAGGTGGCGAACTGTTAGCCGTTGGCCACTTCGACGGTAAGAAGGTAGAGATGGCGATGTGGGATGAAATCAAGAACGATTTAACTGCAGAAAAATAAGCAACCCCTCACCCTATGAAAACAATCGTGATAGCCAAGGAGGCTTGGCTGTGCAGTCAACTCAGCATAGCCAAATATTCCGGAGGCATTGATATATCAGATGAGGAAAATGGCACACGCCATTTCCTGGTAGTAGATGGAAAAGGTCAGCCTTACCAGGGCAAACTGATTCCTAGTGCCCCTGCCGATTTGGTGGATAAGGAGTTTATTCCTTTCTACCGCAAACTGGGCAGAGATAAGTTTATTTCCCTCGTATCAAGGGAACCTCTCGCCTCTCGCAAGGGACTGAAACAGATACTATCTGCTGCAGTTCTGGAAGAGAAAGCGGAGAAGGCAGCAAAAGAAGAGGAGCTGAAGGCACGTCAGCCTTCCCTCTTCGACTAAGAAAAGTTTTATAATACATTAAAGATTTTGAGAAAATGAGAACATTAGAAGAATTTCAGAAAGAAGTCCTTGCACCTTTGCGTAAGGAAAGAGACAAAAAACACGAAGTTGCTTTGAAAATCAAGACCGATGGCGGCGAGGCCTTTGCGAAACGTAAGAAGGAACTCCTGGATAAGGAAGTTGAGTTCAAGGAACGTCAGAAGTCTAGCCTGAAAGAATTTCTCGGCAAGCAAACCTTGGGAAAGAAATCTTTCTTCGTTCAGCAAGATGCTGATCGTTCCGAAGCTCATGCCAAATATCAGAAAGCTATCCAAGACTACAAAATTGCTAAACGCCGTGCTAACGAAGAGTTTATGGATAAGTTAGCCATTGCCTATGCAGAGTACAATAAGGAGCGAGTAGCCGCAGGCGAGCAGCCTGTATATTATGACAATCGCCGTGAGAAATCTGCTGAGGCACATGAGGCGGGTTATCAGGAGAACGGCTGGCCGGAAGAACCAGAACCGGAGGCTGCTGAAGCATGAGTTTCGGAAATACGAAAACTCCACTCAAACCAACCGGCAAAGCGAAAAATCTGTTGCCAATTAAAAACAAAACAATATGGAAAATAAAAACAATAACAACGCAAGCTGGCAGCAGCTTAAACCCGAAGAAAAGGAAAAACTCAATGTTGATTATCGTAAGATGATAGCCACTGCCGATAAAATCACCGATGATTATAACGATGATCCCGATAATCGTCCAGTCCTCGTATTATTGGCTATCGGAGTCTTTCTGTGCCGAATGGAGTCTTCGCTGACAGATAAAGATGCAATACGCGAGAATGGTAAGCCTTGTGGTGATCAGACTCCCGGTTCAATAGAAGAGCTTACCTACGCCAGTATGCTGAACGTTATTCAGAAAGGCTATGAGATAGAGAAAATACGTGAAGTTCAAATTCCGGAAGAACTGGAAAAAACATTTGAAGACAATGGCAAATAAAATAAAGATTAGCGGTTGCGAGGAACTGAAGTTTCCTCAGTCTCTATTAGAAGATTAAGTAAAAACAAAACGATATGGATAAAACAGATTTTGATTATGATTTTTATCTCGTTACTCTCCGCACAGCCGATGCAGTAGGCATGGCGGTAGTGAATAAAGATGACCTAGCGCGCGTCATGGCTATCATTCTCCATGAAGGAGGCAACGAGCAGTTTACCTACAGCTACAAGCTGAAGGTAGAAATACAGTTCGCCCAGGAGAAGTATCATATCCGAGGCGGCGAAACGCCCGACCCTAGATTTGTTCTCCTTCTACAGCGCTATAACCGGGAGATAGAAATCTATCAGGAACAGCATAAAGGCGGTTATCCCGACTGGGCAGTAACCCTGATGAAGGACCGCTATGGTATCAAGCTCTATAATTGTTAAGGCGTATGGATAAGGCAAAGTTAAAGAAACTCTTTAATGAGCTGAAAGCAACGACCTCAGATGTGATATTTACACTCTTTATGTTCGGCATGCTCTATCTGCTGATCCATGCTCTCATTACCGATTACAAAGAAGGCGACCGCATAAAAGGTAGCAGTATCACCGTCACTTCAAAAGGTCACGAGTACATCATCTTTGAGACCGCCAGAGGCACCTGCTGCATTCATTCAGCCTCCTGCCCCTGCCAGGTAAAGAAACAAAAGAGCGCCACCGTTCCCAGCGATTCAATCGCTGGTCCTAAGAAAAATCATTTAAAGTAATAGCACTATGCACATATTTAAATTAAAAGAAGGTTCTAAGTCTTTCGAGTGGGTGAAGGACGTGATAGATAAGGAGCGAAAGCAAAACGCAGAGTATTGCGATCGCATCCGCAAGGCGATACCTTTCCAGTTAACCCGAGTCATTGCCTCTTATGTAAACTCCACCTTTTCCCGAAAGTTGGAAATCTACGAGTTTGTTGTTACTCCCGAGGAGTACGAAACATTGGATAAGGAAGTCTGGAACAGGACTTATAGTGATGATAATCAGTTCTGGGTAGCTCCTAACCTGTATAATGAAGAGGGTAGGGCTATAAAAGAAGTGATGTCTTCATATCCTCCAGTTACTACTCACGATGATATTCTGAAGAAGTTAGGGCTGCGTGCCCTCGTTGTCTGCAGACCTTTCCGTCCTACTAATCTTACCACCCATGAGGGTAAGTATTATTTCGTCCTTACCGATGATTTGGTTATCAAGGATAATGACAATAACGATGATTTGGAATTGATAACCGAGGAGGATGCCAAGCACCTCACCGGTTTCAAGGATAAGCGGGTAGATTATAGCAAATAGCGCATGACAAACAAAGACTTTTTTGATGTGTATCGCGGGAAGCCAGCCCTTTATAAGGGAAAAGATATTGGCGCATACGTAGCAGGGTATGTCGGTGAGAAGTATATCATCTTAGGATTTCACGATTATACAGGCTGCATCCTGAGATTTACGGCAAGAGTCAATAAAACACTCGATGGAGTATACACCTCATACCGATTTGCTAAATTGAAGTATGTAGAGGTAGTAAGTTAAAAAGAAATAGTAGTATGAAGATAAAAATTTTTTCACTTTATTTCCCCAGATTCTTTTATGGGCATGTGGACCCTCAATCGAGCCTTGCGTATAGAAAAAGGTACTTCATCATGTACAAAAAGCATTGGTGGCAGAGATATAGATACTTTAATGATTATTTCGGTCGCCCCCTGAAGTTTGACAGCCTAGAGGCAGCCGAAGAATTTCTTGAAAGAAATGGTATAGAATATAAAGGTAAATAGCTATGGCAGAGAAGAAAATATTAACAATTCATCTTACTGATGAGTGGTACCAGAAGATAGCTAGCGGAGAGAAGACAGAGGAGTATCGGGAATGCTCTTTATACTGGACGATTCGTCTATTAAGAAAGAATATACCGAATAGGCCAGACTTGATAGCTGGTGTAGCCAAATATCATCGTGCTTCCGATAGAGGCCTTTTCGTACAAGGTTATCTCACCGGAGGTCTCAAACATGCTTCGGACAGTCCGGAAGATAGAACTTACCGCAAGGAGGTATTAGAGCCTTTCACACACGTTCGTTTCCTCCTCGGCTATCCGAAAGATAACCAACCGTATATTGAAAAGGAAATCGACGAGATAACGGTAGATAAGCCCAAAAAGGGCATGTGCCCTGATGCGTGGTTAAAAAAGAATATGTTCGTAATCAGATTCAAATAGCTTATGGCAAAGAAAGAAAAGAAATGTTGCGGTAACTGCTACTGGTTCGACAATGAGGATGCCTATGGCCAGGGCTGGTGCATTGATTCGCAAGGCGAAACGTCATGCGATTTGGTTTGTAATAATCATTTAAACAGATAAGCGTATGCCCGATGAAGTAGATCAGTTTTGCGGCAATTGTTTTTGGTACAGTGTCGACGATGACCATCGTGCCTCTGCATGGTGTGTTAAACATAATGACAAAACATCATGTTTTAATGTTTGTAAAGATCATAAATTTTAATTAGCGTATAGAAACAAATGTTAGATATTAATTATCCTCAGAGTATTTATAAACGTCCGGAGCCAATGGAAATGATGATTCCTACTCCAAAAGACTACGGGCAGTATTTACAGAATCGTAATAGGAGAAGAAAGAAATGACGTTAGAGTTATCAATGGAGGAAAAGATAATCGTAACCGTTCTTTGGGTGTTCACGATATTCTTCCTGGTGTTGTTTTCTGGAATATTTGAAGGTGGGCATGAGCCTATAAAGCCGTCGAATATCCCGCCACCGCCGCCTCCATCTCGCCCTCATCCTCTGCTATTCCGTCGCAGATTAAGAGTAAGAACTAAAAAACGAAGAAGATATGTTGTACGAAGCAAAACAAGGAACAAAGACTTACGAATACATTAAGGGTATTGTCGAAGCTGAATTGCAAGAACGTGTAAACTACAAGAAGCGAATAGTAGAAGCTATCGGTTCTGATTTCGATAAAGATATACACGTTGAGGAAAATTGGCTTCTCACTCGCCGATTTAGAATCGAGAAGATACTGGTAACGCCAGAGCAACGGGCTAAATTAGATAAGAGAGCCTGGGTGAAAATTCTTACTCATCGTTTTTCGAGCGGCGTTTATCATTACTTGATTCCCAACCAAAAGACAGAGCAGGGTAGGGCTGTTCAGCAGGTGCTTGACTCGTATAACCCTGTAGCAGGTTTCAATGATATAAGAATAGGTTTGAACCTCACAGAGCCAGTGAATAGACCGATTCGGCCGTTTGAACTCTATTTTTTCAGAAGCCGCGTCTTCTTCTATGTGGATGAGCCAAGCATGAGGTTTAGAGAGAAAGATGAAACTTTGAAAGAAATTTCCTGGCATCAGTTCCATCTTGCTTTCTATGATGAATTAAATTAAATGAAATGAGATAAACAAATAAAAATATTAAAGATTATGGCATGTAATTGTATTAGCAGAGTTGAGAAAATGGTTAAGGAGAAGACCAACGAGAGTGGTTGTCTTGATACAAGTATCGGTATTCCATCGGGCATTGCGATGGTGAATGTTTATGGTTTATTCCATAAACAGAAGAAAGATGGCTCTTTCTGCGAAAAGTGGAACCAGGTAAATATCCTACCCGAGTATTGCCCTTTCTGCGGCAAGAAGTATGTGGAAGATAAGAAAGAAGATGTTCAACAAAAAGAAAACGAGAATTAGCGTATGATAAGATATTATGAAGACGAAGAGAATGCGGATCATTCCGTTATTCATCTGATGTTAAATACAGATTGTGATAATCATTGCATGTTATGCTGTAATGACCAGTATGATTTAAGTTCTGTTCCGGTTGTAACGGTAGAGGAACTTAACAACGCAAAAACCGTGTTGCTGACAGGTGGCGAACCTTTCAAAATTCCATACTTTGCAGATTTCGTGCAAAATCTGCGAGGTCAATATAAAAACATAGAAAACCTTTATGTTTATACTTCGGGATATTCTATGTACCACAACGTAGAACAATGGAACAAAAATATGGTTTATACCGATATATATGGCGTAAACATCTCACCTAAAGGAACCAATCGTGAGCGTTGGGCTATACAAGGCATGTTGGGAAAGAATGCACTGGATGTTTTCTTTCCTATATTTGCCTCCATGAAAAGCTGCAGGCTTATCTTAATGGACCGTAAGGAGAAAAATGACGAGCTTCTTTCTACATTGAATCTCCAACAATTCATAGATCTTGGGGTTCGTTTCGATGTAGAGTATCGTGATTGGCAGAACGAGTTCCAGCCTAATGGAGGGGTGTGGAGAAGATTACCTATATTGTTAAATTAAAAAAATAGCGTATGGATTTGAAAGATATTAAGTTTAGGGCAAAGCGCAAGGATACGTTGGATTGGGTGTATGGCATCCCTGCTCCTGGCAATGCTTATCCTGGTGCATCCTGCATTCTGACATTTGAATCGCGTAAGGATTTACCTAAAAATGCGGTTTCCCTTGGGTGCGGCTTTATCCCGGTATTAAGTTATACCATTTGCCAATATACGGGGATGAAAGATATGTATGGTGCTGAGATTTGGGAGCATGATTTACTTAAAGACGAAAAAACGTCTGGTATATACGAGGTGGTTTACTTTAATGGTACATTCGTCTTTCTGAACGAAAGTGATATTTTTCAACCGGAAGGCTACCCCTGCTACAAGAAAGTGGACCATAATGTAATTCGTGATATGTTTGTTGTCGGGTCAGCCCTTGATGGAGATAGTAGCCGCGATATTCAGGAACTTTGTTCTCGTCTTGCCTCCCGTGGTTTTATCGCAGTTCAAAAGTAATAATCAAAAAACAAAGAAAATGAAAGTATTGAGATTTTTGAAACGGGTGGGTATCGTTGTGATACCATTTCTTGCAGTGATTATGGTAACACTGGTCTTTTATGGTATATTGACGTTAGCTTCTAATACAGTTCATCTTGGCAAGCTATATCTAGAACTGTTCTTATCTGATAAGATGTTAGCTGCGTATTGGATTTTTGCGAGTATAGCCGTTTCCTTTATGATATACCCTAGTCTGATTAATTGGACGAAAGCGAAAATCCGTCAAATGGACGCAGAGGAATCCAAAGCTGATGAGCAGAAAGGCAACAAGAGTGAACATGCCAGTAATGTCAAAGTCTACTCTTTTGTCCAACTTTCATGTCAGCTGCAAGATTGGTACAACGTTCGCAGATATTTAATGACTGAAAACCTGAAGACTGAAGTTTACGGCACCTTGCATCTTGATATACCAAAACAACATGCGAAGGAAAGTGATCCGTTCTGGAAAGATTGCGATGCCTTCATTTGGGCGGTCTTTGTAGATGATTGTGCAAGGAAGGCTGGTGTCGCTCGAAAAATGATGCGAGAAGCCGAGGTAGTGTGTGTTATGGAAAGATGTCTTACTGTCGGATTGCGTTGGGACGACCGCGAAAGCGAACCTTGGGTGTTAGACTGGTACAAGCGCAGTGGGTATAAGGAAAAAAGAGTGGAAGAGGATGGTCACGCTCATTTCCTTGTTAAAGACTTGAGCGATAAATATAACTTGCGTTCATCTTCTAAGCGATTTTTTCGATAATGCACAAAAGATTAGTTGATAGTTATTAAAACAAATAAAAATATTAAAGATTATGGCAGAAAAAACAAAGCAGCAGAATGCAGAGAATGAATCAGAAGAAGAGGAGCTTGGCAAGCAGATTTTGCAGCTCAACCTTTCCTATCACGAGATGAAGGATGACAAGTTTACCGTCAAGGTAACTTGCGAGAAGGATGGCAAGGAGTCTGACCTGAACATCCTCACCGATGATGATTCCATCGGTATGGTATATCAGGGAATGAAAATCGCCATGGGTACCGTGGCCCGCTTCTACCTGATGAGCCTTTTGAATAAAGGCACAATCACTCAGGAGGAGTATGATAAAATGGTGAGTAAATAATACATGTTTTTAGAAACAAAAAAATAGCGTATGTTATACGAAGCTAAACAAGGATCAAAAGCTTGTGAATACATTAAAGGTATTCTCGAAGCTGAAGAAAAAGAGTATCAAGCTTACATGAAGAGAGTGGAAGAAGCTGTAGGCTTCGAGTTTGATAAGTGGCAAGGCTATCAGCCTAATCGCAGTCTGCTGCGAGAGTATGATATAACCGCTATCTGGTTGCCGACTGCGCAATATGAAAAGCTGGATAAGAAGTTATGGCGAGAGGTAGATAGCCAGTTGTTTAATGATGGCCGTTACGTTTGCGTAGCGCCTAACAAGCGATACAAGCAGGGCAAGACTATCGCCGCCGTACTTGCCTCCTACAAGGCTGTTACCAACCATTTCAAGATATTGAAGGAGTTGAACATAGGGGGTTCTCAAGGTAACTCTATCTCCATCACTCAGCTTCTCCGCTGCAAAGACCGCATTTTTGTCTTCTTCGATGATAGCATCCGAGCAGAGAAGTGCAACTCTGATTTCACGGAAATCACGATTGGTGAATATGAGGATCTTATTAATAGTAGCAAAGAAGGGTAGCGTATGAAGATAAATATGAAACAGATAAAGGAGAAGATTGCAGGCTTTATCTTTGACCTTATCATAGAATCGGGCAGTAAGTCTAAGTTCTTCCGTAAGTACACCAACCATCGCTTCCGTAAGCAGTACGAACGATTGACGGGTAATGCCGCTGATAGAATGTACAAACGCAACAGCAATTTGGAAAAAGAGATAAGCAAGCTGCGTGAAGAGATTTATACTTTGAAGCGTAGACTTCGTTCAGCTTATAATAAAATAAAAGTTGTAGCTACGGAGTACCCTAAAAACATCCCGTGTCCTCACGGAGAAAAGGATGAGATAAACCATGATCCTGTCAGAACAGATTCCGTTGAATGCTGGTGCTGCCCAGGTTTCGTAGACAGAGTGCCCGAAGATGGTACCATCATCTGCTGGAATAAGAACTTTGAACGGAGTGAGGATTTAGAAAATAAAGAAAAATAGCGTATGGAAACAGAAGAATATGTAAGCGCCATTAAGAACATGCAGGCATTCAGCGACCTAGTGGGAAGCATTTACCCCGACCAATATAAGTTCGTATGCCAGCAGCATGACATCCCGGAGCGCGAAGCGATGGATATGTATGGCTACCTTCGCAAGATAGCTTGCGGACAGTATTGGTGCGTCGATAATAAACCAGACGGTTATTTCTACACCATGGTAAGCATGGCGAAGGAAGCCCGTAAACTGCACGCATTGAACAGCATCATCAAGACGGTCCCTGCCAACGACGGGGACAGGAAGCAGAATATCCTCGCAATCTTTCTTAAGAATGGCGAGTGGTTCCAGCAGGAATTTGACCTGCAATGGCAGGCTACGTTTATCGAGATAGCCGAAATGATAAAAAACGGCTATGAATTGATGACTATTGCCCGTCAGGTAGATAGCGTAGATGCCAAGGACTATGTAGGCAAGAACAATGGTAAGAAATCGAATATTCCTATCTACGATGGCGATGTAATGCTTTGCTACGTTAGTAAGCCGGAATGGTGGAGCTCTGATTGCAAGAATAGCGGTTTATATCTATGCGAGGATGGTGTTTACTATCGTCTCATTTATACACCAGGTAAAGGTTATATCAGACACGGTAAGCCTGATACTGACGAAGATTTCGAGTTGGATATCGAAGAGGACACCTTCAGCAGCTATGTGATGACTCTCAGTCAGAAGTGGTATAAACTGGGCAATATCCACGCTGGTATCGGATTTCTCATAGAAAAGGCAGAAGATAAGAAAGAATAGCGTATGACGAAGCAAGAGTTGTTATCTAACCCTGCCTTCCAAAATGCAAGGGATGATGCTTTTATCTATTTCGTCGACAAGCTCCACAGTATCTACCGAGCGCGAACCGTTTACTTTACAGCTCCAAAACGTGAATTTCAGACGAGTGACAGGCTTCGTCTCGGTCTATTCGGACCGCCGATAACCAAAGGTAGATTAATGGCTAACCTGTCATTTCGCCACGCCATGCCCCATAAGACAATCTGCGTTATGTTTCCCGATTATTGGTACGATTTGGGAGACTGCAACGTAGAGATAGATAGTAATGGCGATATTGTGATAACAGAAAAATAAAAAGTAGCGTATGAAAACAGAAACGAAAGAAACTCCTGTAAAGGGAGCATTGATTTACCAGCCGCAGGGCGCGGCTGGTGAATATGCCAAGTGGGCAATCAATTTATACCATGGTTGCTCTAACGGCTGCATATATTGTTATAACCGCAGAGGAGTATTGAGCCACGTCTTCGGCGATAAGCCCGAACTGGCAGCACCTATCATCAAGTTGCGAGAAAAGCTATTAAACAAGTATATGAAAGATAGAGGTATAACTGCACGTGAAAATATCTATCCATCAGCAGCTTTTATGCATGCAGTCTTAGCTGCACAACGTCTTATACTGGCAGATCTTGTAAAAATCGGAGAGGATAAGATTCGCAAGGATGGAGGTATATTCTTTTCGTTTACTTGCGATCCGTTCGATAGCTATTTAGATAATAATAATAATATAACAAAATGGATGCTTTTTTCGTTAGTGACAAGCCAGATTCCTTTTACGATTCTTACAAAAAATGTAGATTGGTTATACACGGAAGGCTGGGAGCTGGCGTTGACTCGTTCTCATAAAGTCTGGCCTGAATATGTGGAAAATTTACCCCACTGCCTTACCATCGGTTTCACTATCACCGGTAAAGATGAGCTGGAGCCTAATGCTCCTTCTACAGAGAAGCGCATCGAAGCTTTACGCAAGTTGCACGATGAATACAAGATTAAGACCTTCGTATCTTTAGAGCCGATAATAAGTATTCATACCGCATCGGAAGTAATCAAGAAAACATACAAGATTACGGACGAGATACGTCTCGGCGCTCAGTCGCCTATCAAGAAAGACAGATATGATCCCAACGAGTTTGTCGGTTTCATTATCGCGGTTAAAACCCTGGCACGCGGTCTTGATTGCCGATTCATGGTAAAGGACAGCATGTATAAACAGGCTGAAACTTTTGGAGGTGTTTATCGAGATTTATGTGTCAGAAATCTTGATGAAATAAAAAAGATTTATGAATCAAAACAAAAAGAAAATGATGAAAAGTAAATTGAAGTATTACGCTCAGGTTATCGGTGTTAACCTGTTGGCGATTTTGGTACCCATCCTTGCTGTTGTCCTTATTTACGCTCTCGGCAAGCTGAAGAACATCTATTTCCATCCCTGCGTTCTATCGCAGGAGATATACGATTGTTGTCTGGAGGCAACCATCGTAGTAATGGCTGGCTTCTTTGTTGGTTTTTGGCTCCTTAGTTGGGCTGATAATTGGAGAAAAGCAAAGCTCATGGTCTTGAAGAATAAGAGAAAGCGTGAGGAGCCCGAACTGCATATTAGGATGGAGGTAGAACCTATCGATGAGAGAATGGAGCAGGAAAATACTCCTGCGCTTGGTGATTCCGTGTTTGAGGATATTTCCGGACTGACGGTTAAGGAGATTTATCTTCTTTATCAAGGTCGTGAAGTTCTGATTACGGGAGGTAATGCGAAGGGAGCCTCATGGGGGCGTCTTGCCGGTTATGACAATGAAGGCTCTATCCTCTACATAGGTTTTACTAAATTCTGCATAGGCCCTTACTCTTTGGATGAAATAAATATGATTCGTGATAAGAACCCAGAGGTCAGCTACGTAGAACCAGGATATAAAAACTATGATTGCTATATTCCTAGTCTTATCCGTATTTATAAGTAAGGATTATAAAAGTAAGGAAAAGAGTAGGGAAAAGAGTAAGGAAAAGAGTATGGAAAAGAATTATTTGTTTGATGTTGATGGCTTGCTGCAGGTGCTGCAAGCCATCAAAGAAGGAAAACCGGTAGAATATCGCCCATTGGAGGAACCTGATTGGCGAGTTTTCGACCCGGAGAATTGCGATATTGATACCGAGAACTGCAAGTACCGTATCAAGCCTCGTGAATATGGCAAGAATATCGGTACCACGCCTATCTCTCCCGAAGATTTACAGGAGGATAGAATCTATCTTTTGAGGAGCGATATTGATGCCGGTACGATTAAGGGCTTTATTTGCGTAAAAAATAATGAGTGGCGAGGAAGAAAGGTTATCACGCTGCATTTCTCTTGGAATAGCGATGGCGTTTGCTCTACGCTTTATGTAGGCGATTCTGATGTGGATTTTTGTTGCAGCGAGCGGTCTTCTGGCTTCGCTAACAATATTGGTCCTAACCTCGTGACGAATAACTTTGATAGTGTTTCCATCTATCACCCTTCTCTGGCGCAAGTTCAGATGTTAGAATCTAAGCTGCGGGAAATAGGCTATGAGTTTAGTAATGGCAAAATGCAAAAGCTCAATGGAACCAAAGCGTAAACAAACACCGCTCCTTACCAAGGAGCAGGTATCAGAGCAGCTTCTTCAGCAGCATTTGCGCGGCTGGAAATCGAACCCTAAGTTTATCGTAGAAAACCTTTATGTGTTCGACTGGGAGAGTGATATGCTCATCAAGACCCGAAGCGGATATTGGTATGAGGTGGAATGCAAAATATCCCTTGCTGATTTCAAGAACGATTTCACCCATAAGCGGCAGAAGCATGAATTGCTGAAGAATGGAGATGAGAAACGTCGCCGCCCGAATTTCTTTTATTATTGCGTACCTTGGTACCTTAGTGCGAAAGTATATCCTCTCCTTCCTGATTATGCCGGGCTGATTGTACTTAAAGCGGATGGTAAACTGAATGAGATAAAACAGGCACACTGCCTGCATCTGCAAAAGTACACCGATGAGGAACTGAAGCTATGCGATAAGTTCTATTATGCCTACCGCAACTGGAAGCTGGCTATGGAACGTCATCAGTCTTCCGTAGACATCAAGCGCCTGAAGGATGAGATTGCTTTCCTCAAGGCAGAATACAAGGCAGTAGCCGGATGTGATATTAAAGACGCATTTTAATGATTAAAAGATTCATAGATTATGGAAAAGATAGAATTAACCAGGGAGCAGATAGAGAAGATAGCTGAAGGTATCAGCGTTTTCTGTTTCCGGCATGACCCTACGGCAAAAGAGTTTGTGCTTTTAGAATATCCAAAGCCTAAAGATGTGTTTGGTGAATCCTGTATCTGGGAAGAGCCTTTATATAATAAGGAACACCCGAAGAAAGTGAAAAGCGTATTGCCTAGTTTTGAAGCAGTGCATACTTTCGGCTCACCGAATTTGTTTAAACCGAGCCTTGCAGAGGTTATCCAAGCCTGCCCTGTTAACTATCTCGGCAATTTTAACGCTGTTACTATCAAGTATAATGATTTTACAGATGATGCTTCCAAGCAGAAGAGTATCGTGACCCCTTACGTGATTTGCGAGAAGCAGAAGCCATTCGTTCCTCCTCTCAGTAAGAAAGAGGAGAAGAAGCTGCATCCTTCGCCATTGAAGATAGGCGACCTTGTAGGTACTATCATTGACGAGTTCTGCCAGGTAAGCATCGATACTATCCAGCCTGATACCCGCAACCTTCAGACCTTATTTGAGGGTCCACTGGATGAAGTTCCCGAGAATTACCTGGATAAACATTTCCGTCCGATAGAGATTATCAAGGACTACGAAGATGAGATACATTTAATCATTAACTAAGCTTTATCATGTTTGAGATATACGTTAAAATGAAGAAAAAGAAGTGCTGGAAACTCGCTATAGAGATTCCAAACGCTTGGGGTGGAATGCCTCACCTCTGGATGTATCTGGAGAAGAAATACCTTCCGTCTTACGTACCGGTAGGATCTGATGGAAAACCGCTGGAACTGGAAGGGGTGAAGGAAAAACAGGCAAAAGGTGAATATGTAAGCCGATGGATCTATTCTTCATCCAAAAAGGAAATCGAGGACCTACAGAAAGATTTCCGCTTAACTTATGAGGAAATGATGGTATTCAGATCTACCTTTGATTTTGCAAAGGTTCTAGGCGAAGATATACTCGTTTATCTTGAATGCTTAAAGGTTGTCGCTGATGAGTGTGGAGGTATATATCCACAACAATACGAAAAACTGAGTGCCTTTATTAAGGCTCATAGCATAAATGATATAGAGGCAATCGCTTTCAATCAGACAAGCGTAAACTGTGCCTGTGATTTTTTTGGCAACAGATATAATGCGTCAGCAGATAACTTCTGGGATTGCATTTGCCCAAAGGAATTTTATAACAACCTCAGAAAAGATGCGATATTAAAGACGCATTTTAATGATTAAAAGATTTATAAAATATGAGTTTATACACAAAAGAAGAAAAGAAAAAATCCCTTTGGCATCCTATTACCGATGAGGATTTTGAGATAGACTTCAGCAAGCCGTTTATTGTTTGCTGTAATGATGCTTCTCTCTTTATCGTGAAAGATTTTGCAGATATGTTTAACTACCTGGATGAAGAGCGATTCTACGATGTCAAGGCGCAAACCTTGTCTGAAGAAGGTAAGGAGGAATTTCGAGAAGACTATTATGGATATATGTATCTTGACGAGGATTTCTACCATGCGATAGATTGGGCGAAGGGCGAGTGTATCGAGGACGTGAAAGGCGATCGAGAGAGACCTGAATTGTTCGTAATGTACGAATCGGGTCCAAAGGTGTTTGACCGTTTCGATTTCGGCCCGAGCGGTTCTCCGGCATACGATGGAACTCCTTATCTGCGCAGAGATGTCGCCGCAAGATATACCGACCTATACCGCGTAGAGTATATCGTTAACTTGAACCGGGTTTCAGAAACCCAGCTCAGTGCTTTGTTCAGAGCGCCTCTCGATGAGTCTATTAGCAAGTGACTTTAAGGATTTATAAAAAAGAATATATTATGATACAGATTCAAGATTGGGAGTCATCCCAAAAGATTGTTGTCGTGGATGAAAATCATCACGGCACCGTACAGGTGGAGGTACCGAAGCCTGGACCTTATAAAGACGAGTATTATCAGTATGCCGATTGCGCTATCTACAACCTTTGGGTAGATGAGAAGTACCGCAAGCAGGGAACGGCTCGCCTCCTGATGGAGACCGCAGAGCAGGAAGCTAAGAAACTGGGGTGTAAGTCGGCACAGCTGGAATGGGATAATATAGGCAGTAAGCCTTTCGTTCTTGAATGGTATAAACGCCTTGGCTATCGTGTAATGGCAAGGAATGAAAACGATCGTCTGCTGCTGGTAAAGAAACTTCAATGTTGAGTGTTGAATGTTGAGTGTTGATTTAGGCTAGCGCTTTTGAGTCCGTCAGGCAATTCAACATTCAACACTCAACATTCAACATTAAAAAGGTTTTTGTCCCAGACATAAAAACCTTTTTTCTTACCTTTGCAAACAGAAAAAAAGAAAGATTATAGCGTATGAATAAAATAGGGGAGCAGATGATGCTGCAACAGCTCAAGTCTGTCTATTGGCTGATGATGGATTCTTCCGGTAAGATGGACTTCGCAAATAAAACGCTATGGGATGAGATTACTGATCTCGACCAGGATAGCGGTGATTACAGGGAAGAGGTGGTGGAAATCTATTTCACCGATGGTAGGTTTATCAAACTTCATAACCGCAGTTTTGAATCGCTCATCAATGGTACCTATTTCGGTGATGACATCTACCTGCTGCAGATGAATGATGAAAAATTTCTCGAAGCAGTAGCAGAATGTGGCGCATGTACCTATGATATTTATCTTCCGATGGTTCGCATCAGATATAATGATCCGGAAACAGGAAGGACGGAAACCGAATTTCCTATATCCTCCGTGGTCCGCATAGCCTGTTACCATAAAAAGGTAAAGTGGAGCGAGGAGTGGGCTAAACTGAGTCCCGAAAAAGTAAAGCTGCATGAACGTGTATTCCGTAATTTCCGTGAAAAATATCTCAGAGATCATCCTGAGATTAAAGAATAGATTCTTCTAATGTTTTATCAAAATATGCTTAATTAGTTGTAATTATTTTATTCAGATTTTTTTTAGAGTTGTTAAAGTTTATCTTGGTTTCCCGCGTTGTGAAACGCGGGAGCTTTTTATTCTTCGTTAATTAGTTCTCATATTTGAACTTAGTTTATGGTTATAGTAAGAGGGGCGGCTGTCGTGATGACACCTGCCCCTCATTTTTTACCCTTTTACCTTTAAACGTTCCTTCCGTCCGGCAAAACGAACCAGCCGATATTTCCTCGCCAGAATTTGCAGCCAAGATATAAGGAGTCGAAGGCATCGGTGAAGTCTGTTCTCTGCTGCAACGGCAGGTTGTCTTCCGTTTCCGGCTTCTTCTCCTGGCTCTTATCCTTTCGGAATCCCTGATAGCCGATGCTCACCTCACAGAGCTGCAGGGCAATAATCAGGTCGGGATTGTTGGGCTGATTGATACGGATGGCAGGATATTCTATGCCGGCAAGACCATTATTGATGATACGATGCTTCACCTCATGCTGCTCCGGCACACCCATATCTATCGCCGTCACGTTCCAGCCATTACGTTCCAGTTCCTTTATCACTGCCTGATAGAATCGCTCATCGGTCAAGGCATACGATGCACCTTGCTTTGCGGTAGCATCATAGTAGTAAACCACGTCACGGTTCACGGCTCGCTTCGGAGCATAATAATGTGAGAAATCATCTACCAACTCCCTCAGCTTGCGTTCGTTCTTCACATAGAAACTCTTGATAACATTCACCGCCTCCACTCCGTCACGCTGATATACCTGACCTACCACCAGGGTATTGATATTGGCGTTATAGTCAAATGCGAGATAAAGAGGAAGGTCGTTCACGCAGTCGCTATCCATACGGCAGTCGTTTCTCTCGGACAGCTCTTTTAAGTCGGGCTGATAACTCTCTGCAGTAATTTTCTTACCGCCGATGATGCCCGTAGCCTTCTCTGTGCGGAAATTAGCCTGAGAAAGCGGGTCAATCTCATCGGGGATATAACCGTGAACATGATCTATATCCAGGTTAGAATAGAAACCATCGTTCGATTTCTTGATTTTCACGTTCAGTATCGAGACCATGAAGGTATAGGGTGGAAGATCTCGCTTCATCTGTCGGATATACTCCTCACCCAGAATGTCCACGTTTTCGAGGGTAGATGCCCTGCGCACCACGAAAGCCGAGCGCCGCAGTTCTCTGAGATAGTCATCCTGAAACTTCTTCGAGCGTAGGAACATCTGCATCTCGAAATCCTCTTCCGGTGTCAGCAGATATTCGTAATCGTAGATGAGTTCAGCATCCTCTGCAGTAACCAGTTTGTAGTTTACTGCCATATCCACCATATTCTTAGTGATTTTCTTACCATGGTTAGGCAGAATGCGGAACATGCCTTCATGCTTCAGCATTTTCAGCACCACGGCACGGATCATCGTTTTTACCTCTGCTGGCACTACGTGAGGCGTGTGCCCCGTCTTCTTGGCATTATAGAGCAGGTCGTTATATCTGATTACCTTGTCGGCATACTCTTCCAGCTCGTTCTGTACCCATCGGTAGGTCTTGCCCTTAAACTTACCCGTCTCTATTTCCAAGTCTAACTTTTCGTCCTCACGCTCCAGCCATGAGCCTTTTGCCGTGAGCGAGGCATCACTCACGAAACGGGTAGAGCGGTAGAGTGGGTTATAGTCAGAAAAGTTGATGTCTCCCAGTGGGTGTGTCTGTCCTGATAATGCCGGCATCAACTCCTCATCCACCTTCTTTTTCGGGAAGAACCTGCACTCATCCCCCACACATGCACTAAAAGTGTAACTGTTGGCACTTGCCGTCTGTGAGAGGGAAATCAATGCCCATTGGACACCATTGGCAAACCAGATGATATTTTCGTAGCTTTTCGGTTTGAAGATGGAAGGGCGCACATGTTTTGGTGGTCGTCCCCAACCCATGTGAATGCCTATCTGAAAACCGAACATTCGCTCCATTGCCGCCATGGTACCTGGTATGGTTTTGGAGAAACCCTGTTGGCGAGATACGGCAACCCAGGCTCCCAGCATTCCCGGCATGGAATTGCTGGTCATCCATACATAGGGTGCCACAAGACCATCGGTTTTACCCGTGCGTCGTGCGGCAATATCCCTTTCGTCTCGGGCACCCATATAGAGTGATTGCTGCTGAAATCGTGTTAAATATATCTGATGTGGTTGCTGCATAATAGTAAAATTGTTATCCTGAATTTATGTTGATTTAGCCGCGTCCTTGCGCCCGTTAGGCGTTCCTGCGGATTTGAAATCCGCAGACATGCCAGGTTTTTACAGTCTTAGAGAATTTTTGCGGGCTGGCAATCATCGATTAGCTTGCGTGTTTCTTTGGCACACTCAGCCACGCATCTCTCGACTGCCTCGGTGATGTTTTGAATTTGATCCTCACGCATATTGCCGTATTTATCGCAAGTGTCGTTTATTATTTTGTAGAGAACTTGATTTTGTAAAGCCTCCATATAATCTACGTACTCCTTGCAAGTACTGCGCCGCGGTGCTTGCACCCATTTAAGAAAGTCCTGTTTCCAGTCTTTCCATGTTTTGATTTTTATTACTATCATTGTTGCTTACATTTTAAATTGTCGTTTCAAAAACGGGTTACTCTTTATGAGTTCTATCATTTCTTCTTCTGAGTGTACTCCCTCCCAGAAGAGTTCGGTATGGTCTCCAATTCTGTCTTCATCTACAGAGAAAGGCACACCGTAGTTGGTGTAGGTTTCGCCGTGATGTTGAATCAGGTGACGACCTGGGCTTTTCCGGATGTTTTCTATCCAGACTTCATTATCACACTCGCACCATTTATTGTATTCTTCTCCTGTCAGTGTCATATCAATACCGATAGGGTGGTACCCGGAACACCCATTGGTTCCAAAATAAATAATCTTTGCCATAATTTCGCAGATTTAAAATAGGCTAGGCTGCGCCAACTCTAATTTGATACGCTTGCAAGCCTTGTCGTAATATTCTTTGTTTAATTCAAAGCCGATGAAGTTTCTCTTTTCTCTGATGCAGGCGATTGCGGTAGTGCCGCTGCCCATGCAATTATCGAGAACGCACCCCCCCCACATTGGTATAAGTACATATAAGATACTGGATAAGGGCGACTGGCTTTTGCGTAGGGTGGAAGGTATCGGCAGAATGCTCTTTATCGAAGCAGATAATGCTCTTTGGAAATTTTTCATCTGATACGATAGTAGGCACTTCTTTATGATCGCCATAACAACCTCGCTTCAAACTATGAGAGCCATCGCTCCTTCGATGGTTCCTTTGATGTGGAGCACATTTAACCATCTGAGGATTGTAGATAGGTTGTTTCCGATAGAATACGGCAATATCCTCATGCGAGCGCAGAGGCATCTTGTTAGCATTCAGAAAACCTGTTACCCGCTGCTTGCTCCAAATAAGATTATATTTCCAGAGTTTCGGCTGCGACATCATAAGCTGTGCGGTAAACATGCCCTGGCAGAAAAGAATAATGGCCGCATTGGGTTTGGCTATGCGCAGATATTCCTTCCATAATGGCTCAAGTGGGATAATGCGATCCCAGCCACCGCCTTCACTCTTTTTATTGAGAACGCCATACGGCAAATCGCAGATAACACAATCCACGCTTGCGTCCGGAATCTTTTTCATTCCTACCAGGCAATCCTCATTATAAATCTTATTTAATTCCATCCTCTATAACTCTATCTTTATCAATTAAACCATTTTAGAATAGTTTCTCCTTTATATCCTTTTTCCCAAATAAACCAGGCATAGGCTGCTGCGCTGCTTCCGAAAGCCTTAAAGTTGCCATTCATGGCGCATTTTAATCGTGAACTACTTACCCATACCCTGCAAGGTGGCTGCGTTTTAAACAGATGTCTTCTTCCTTTCCCTTCAAGAAAAGTAAGTTTCAGGAACATCGCAATCTTTCTTCCTTCCGGAATAATCTGCAAAGCCTTTTCTACAAAATCCAAGGCATATCGGTAGGGTGGGTTGGTAACAATATCTCCGTTCCATTCTAAGTTGTCGATGGAAAGAAAATCTGCAACCTCGCCATAACCTCTATCTATCAAATCACGGCTGACTACATCGTAGCCATGCGCCTTCAATACCTCGCTAATATGCCCTTCGCCACAAGAAGGTTCCAAAATTACCCCCGTAAACTGCTCTATCTTACAGAGCCATTCGGTAGCTGCGGGTTCTGTGGCATAGTAGTCTTCACGCTGTCGCTCGCCGTTTTTATGGTTGCTTGCGCCTAACGTTTTAAATACGGCAGCATTGCCGCCTACCCAGTCTTTTGCCATAAAGTCTATAAACTATTAATTCTTAATTCTTAACTTTCCCACATGCCATTTCTGGCAAGTCTTGCATTGGTACGCCACATACCCTTGCGCCTTCAGCTCCGGTCTTTGGTTCAGAAACTCCCAGGCAGCATCCTCCGTTTCGTATGCCACCTTCGCCTTCCAGGTATGCTGCTTTCGGGTGTAATGCTCAGGGTCCGGTGTAAAGGGAGGAACCTTGTTGTGGTAGTGATGATCACCTTTTCGCTTACTCATCATCGCCTCCTTCCCTTTTAGTATCACCTTCCTTTTCCGAAATATCCATTTCGGCTTCCTTCTTCTCAGCACGATCATCCAGCACCTCTTCCATATACTCCATATAGTCAGGTACCTTTTCATTATGCTCCTGCAGACTTTCCTCCTCGGCAATATCCTGCATATCCTTTGCCGTAAGACCATACTTGCGAGCCATTTTTTTCTTGTACTCGTCAGTATAGTTCACCCTATCACGCTTCACGATGCTTACATCCTGCGTGATGGCAATGCGGCTCATATCCGGCATTTCCTCGGTAGCATCCTTCTCTTCTAGGAAGTTGCCATAAACGGTAGCCAATGCCTGCATACCCTTATCCACCGCACGGTCGTTGTTCTGTTGCTTGCCTGTGCGGATAAGCCACTCAGCAGAATTGAGATACATCGCCTTGTGACGCGGACTTTCATCGGTCATAAAAAAGCGAATAATGTGGTTGCAGACCGCCACATCGTTTGTCAGCTCGGTAATGGTACGGGGTTTGATATTTCCTTCGTCGTCAATATCAATATGCAGCGCCATCACCATTTCCTGCGCCTCCCTGTTGCCCTGTCCTGCCTGTTTCATAAACAGCGCGTAGTCGCGCCTTGCTATGTTGCGGCAGGTAGTCTTGGGGTCTATATCATTGTTTTGTACCCAGCGCTTGTAGAACTCGTAGCAGAGCTGCATCCTATACTTTTGTTCCAGTTTTGGAAACATCGTGTCGATACTCAGTCCGTTAGATAGCCACTTGTCTATTCTCTGCAGGGTATTCTGCGTAAGTTGACTCATCTCTTATTAATGTTTAATGTTTAATGTTAACCTGGTGGGGCATCGAAAACTGAAATTCGTGCTATTCGTGTCATTCGTGTTCAAACCCCTCGAACCCCCGGAAGGTTATATTCCATCCGTACATCTGATTGCAAAATTACGAAATCTCCCCTACATGGCTGGGACAAGAGTTTTGAGTTAATGTTGGATGTTGAATGTTGAATGTTGAATTAGGCTAGCGCTCTTGAGTCCGTTAGGCAAAAATCAACATTCAACATTCAACACTTAACATTATATTTTGTCCCCCTCATAGGGCAGAAATATTCTACCTTTGCAATAGTATTAAGACAACATAGGATAACATTAAAAAGAAAAAAGAAATGCAAAGTTTAATTCCTATTCTAACAAGGTTTCTTGCAGCCATCATTGGCTTGGTGTGGTGTACCCTGGAACCATCTCTTAACTACATCGCCGTATGCTTCTTCGCCCTTATCTGCGATTGCTATACGGCGTGGCGGTGCAACTGCCGCATCTATTCCCGCTATCGTGAGGCTATCAAGAAAGACCCTCGATGCAAAATCGACGGCAAACTGAAATCGAAGAAAATGGCAAAGATGGTGAAAGATTTCTCCGTCCTCATCCTCGCTATATTCTTAGCTACGATGGTAGATACCGTCATACTCGATTTCCAAAACCCTCTCCATCTCGCTAACTATCTCGCCGCCATTTATTGCGGTGTGCAGCTCGTTAGCATCCTCGAAAACGAGAGTACCTGTAATGGGGCACCTTGGGCAAGAGTGATGCAGAAGATTGTAGCCGACAAAACCGAAAGACACTTCAACGTGAAGCTGAAAGACCTGATGAAGGAAGAAGAGGAGGACAGCGAGAAAAAAGAGGTAAAGGATAAAGATAATGCAGCCAAGCCGGATAATGGCGCAGATAAAGATGAGTGGATTCCGTCGAAATCAGGTGGTGATGCTTACGATATATAGTGCCAATATCTCTTAATTTCTGTACGCTATCAGTTAATAATGTGTTAAAATCCCTTTGAATTATGACAATATCAAATGTTTTGGAACACTGGGCTACGATCTACAAGCCCTTATCCCACGACCCGACAAGCGAGAAGCTGGAAGAACAGAGTTTCTTCCGCATCCGTGATATTGATGAGGAAAATATCTTTTCCCGAAACGCCAATATCATTCACTCTCCCTGTATGCTCTATCGTGTAGTTAACTCCGGAGAGTTGAAATCGGATAAGCAAGCCCTGATTACTTATCAGGTCTGTTTCCTTACCCGACTGAAAGACTCCTCTGCTACATTGGGCAGATATGATGGCGGCAAATTGCAGGCTGCATCGGATGATCTGATGGAGTATTGTGAAGACCTTGCGTCTTATCTCACTCAGCTTCGCCGCACAGGTATCTGTCCTATCACAGGCAGAAACTTCAAGACGGAAGAGCCTAAGCTGGGCATAGAGTTATCATCCGTCGATATAGAGAGTTTTGCCTATGGTGTAAATCCTCTTTTCCGTGGTCCGAGCTGGCTCCTTGCTGATTGCTATTGGCAGACCATCCGTCCGCTCTATAATTTCCAATGTGGGAAGGAACAGAAATATATCATTCCTGCATCGGCAGAAGACGGAAAGGAGGTATAAGCTATGCCTATCAGAACCCAACCTATTAAGTCGCCTTTTGCACCCCTGAAAGAGGTGGCAGGTGTATATCTGAAACAAGCCCTTCTTGATATAGAAGTCAACTTCAATACCCAGAAGATTTATCCGGTAGAAGTATATCGCGGCTATGAGAAGGTGAACAAATACCGCGAGGAACACGGCATGTGGTATTCTACGGGTGAAGGTAAGAAATCCTTTGAGGGTACAGTATATCAAGCTGACGAAAAGACGGGTAATCTGATGGTAGGAATCCGCTATAACGATTATCTCCGCTATGTGGATATTGGTGTAGGTTTGACGGGCGACCCCCGAGACCCCGCAGCCCATATCACCGCCGACAAGGTGGACCGCTCGAAGAAAGCCAAGTTCAAAACCCGTTATATCGGTAAGTGGGATAGAAGGGCAGGTAAATCTCACCGCCCTGCCATCATGCGAACCGTCCGCAGACTGAAAACGAGATACGAAAATCATCTTGCCGATTACTACGGCTATCAAGGCTTGTTACAGATAATGAACGCCCTGGAAGGCAAAGACGAGTAACCCATCTCGCCCCCGTTCCCGGCGATTCCATCGCCGGTCTCATATCCCCCAAAAATAAACATTAAAAATAAAAAGCAATGGCAAAGAATAAAACAGAGGCTATCATCACGCTCAATGGTCAGCAGCCGCTCCAGGTATTGAAGCAGTTGCAGGAGGCAGCAGCGGGTATATCCGACCAGATAGATGCGGCTCAGGCGAAGCTGAAAACCATGAAGCCGAATACAGACCCATATAAAGCGCTCGATGCCACCATCAAGGATTTGAAGAAGCAGTATGATTTGCTGGCTTCTGCACAGATCAAAGATATAGCTGCCAATGAACGTTTGCAGAGTGTAGTGGACCAACTTAGTAATACTTCACTCCGCAACCTGCGCCGTGCATTGGGCGACGGCAAGCGTCAGCTTGAAGGCTTGTCAGAGGCAGAACTGGAGCAGGCTAATTCCATCCGCGCGATGATGAAGACAGTAGGCGACCAGATACGTCTGCTGGAAGGAAAATACGTGAAGATACGCGAGGGATTGACAAGCATTGGTACGCAAAGCGATCAATGGCTCAGTAAGGCTATTTCGCAGCAGAAAGACCTTATGGACTATACCCGACGCGGTACGAAGGAATACAAGGAGCAGGAGCAGGTGATGCAGATGCTTACCGCCGAGCAGAATAAGCGCAATGCTGCCATTTCTGCCGAAGCTGCTGCCAAGCGTCAGGCTCAGTTCAAGCAGCAGGTAGCATCGTCAAGACAGATGCTTTCATCTACCGACACGATGAAGAACCATTCGCAGACCGAGATTCAGACTGCCATCAATACCCTAAAACAGGCACAAGGTCAGAGTAATATCGGTGGCAGCGAGTGGAAACAGTATGCTGATGAGATAGCTAAGGCAGAGGAGCGGCTTGCATCGCTTGCCGGCAAGGTGAAGGAGGTGAAGCAGGTAATGTCCGAAAAGGATGCCAAGGACACCATTACCTTTATGGATAGTCATACCGAAGGTGAGGTTCGTGAGGCTATCAATACCCTCAGACTTCTTCAGTCGCAGACGCATATCGGTAGCGAGGAATGGAAAAAATACGCTATCTCTATTGCCGATGCAGAGGAGAGCCTGGCTAAACTCACGGGTAAGGCGAAGGAGGTAAAGGAAGAGCTTTCTCTTACAGAAGTGAATGACCGGATGAAGACGCTGGGCGAGCAGTCGGAGCAAAGTCTGCAGGATATGCTCAGAGTCCTTCAGGAAGCCAAAGGTTCAATGCAGCCGTTTTCTAAGGAATGGGAAGAACTGGCTGCGAAAATCGACAGCGTAAAGACCCGAATGGCAGATGTTGCCAGTAACTCACCTTTCGAGCGTAACTATGATACCGCTCAGAAGATGGCTCGTCAGGATGGATTGCTGGATAAAGAGGGCTACCTTCGCAGTCCGACTAAAAACGACCTGGAATGGTCTAAGAGTTACCTTCAGAAGGAATTGGGCAACACTTCTCCTTTGGAGACTATCAAGATAGCGGAAATAAAGGAAGCTCTCGGTATGTTGGACGAACGCCTCAGTGCATTCAAAGATAATGCCGATAAGTCTGCCATGTCTGCTGAGAAACTGAATGAGGTTCTTAGCAATATGAAGACCGCATCCCTCGATGATTTGAAAGCTGCGTCTGCTGAGTTGAATAAGCAACTCGGCAAGCTGGCTCCGTCTTCCGATGCAGCCAAGCAGGTAAAGCAGCAGTTGCAAGCCCTGGATAAGGAAATTAAGCAGGTGGAGGATGATGTGGTAGATGTAAACGATGTCATCGCCCGTAGCAAGAAAGGCAAGGCCTCCATCGAGGAACTTAAAAAAGCCTATCAGCAGTTGCAAGCCGAGTTGAATAAAATCAATACCGGTGATGAGGAATTTAAGAATAAACAAAAGGCGCTTAAAGATCTCAAAAAGGAGATTGATAATGTAACCGATGCAGCCAACAAGCAGAGCAATTCCTGGAAAACTGCATTGAAGAATCTTACGGCATACGCGGGTCTTTTTCAGGTCTTCAATGCTATTAATGACACAGTTACTTCTGCTATTAAGAAGAACTTTGAATACTCTTCGTCTTTGACGGATATTCGTAAGGTGTCCGGACTCACGATGCAGGATGTCAACAAACTGTCTGAAGAATTGGCTAAGATTGATACTCGTACTTCCGTCGATGGCTTGGCTCAACTTGCCTACCAGGGTGCAAAACTTGGTATGGGTAAGTATGGTGTGGAAGGTATGAAGCAGTTCGTAGCTGCTGCCGACCAGATCAATGTAGCAATCGGTGAGGAGATGGGAGAAGAAGCGTTGCCGGCTCTTTCTAAGATGGTGGAAACGATGGGGCTCATCCCGAAGATGGGTATCGAAAAAGCGATGCTTGCTACGGGTTCGGCTATGTTCAAGCTGTCTTCTACTTCTACCTCTACATCTACCAATATTGTAGAGTTTGCCAAGCGATTAACCGGTGTGAGCCGTACTGCAGGTATCACTACCGACCAGTTGTTGGCTCTCGGTTCTGCATCCGATTCTCTCTTCCTGATGCCGGAAGTGAGTGCTACGGCAATGTCTAAGTTCATCGTAGCCTTGCAGAAGAACCATAACCTTATCGAGAAGGATTTGGGCATTCCGGATGGTACCATCAAAAGAATGTATGCAGCAGGCAACGCAATGGATGCCATCGTGATGGTACTTGAAAAGATGCGAGACAAGGGTAATATGAATGCCCTTGGCGGCATCTTCAAAGACCTCGGTTCTGATGGTCAGCGACTCGTTACCGCCATGGTAACTATGTCTAAGAACGTAGATGTACTGAAGGATCATCTCTACGAGTCTAAGGAGGCATTCGAGGAGGCAACTGCTGTAACCAGCGAGTACACGATGCAGCAGCAGTCTGCCGCAGGTATATTGGATAGAGCCAATAACCTTTGGGAGAAGGCTTTTATCAATCCAGATGGTGTGGAAAGTGTAAGGTCTATGGCGCAGGCTTGGTACGACATGTCGCAAATGATTTTGCAAAGCCCGATATTCAAGAATACACTTCAGGCAGCCATGTGGAGTGTGATTACTGCTTGCAAGGTATTTGTAGCTCTCCTTCCTCTCATCGCCAATTATGTTGCTGCTCTGGGTATCTATAAAGCCGTTTCGTTTCTTCGGGAATTAGGTAAGGCAATAAAAGCTGCGGCAGCTGCGCAAACATTATTCAATTCGGCAGCAAAGGTAAATCCTTATGTAGCTATTGCAAGTGCGATTCTCACCGCCGTAGGAGTGGTATGGTCTTTTGTGGAAGCAGATAAAGAGGCAGCTGCTGCGGAGGCAGAGGCAGCACGCAAAGCTAATGCCTGGAAAGATAAGTTGAAAGAAGCGCAGTCTCAAACTGATACGCTTACCCGAAAACTCCATTCTTATAAAACTACACTCGAAGCCCTGAACGTATCGCAGAATGCCCGAAATACGCAGATAGCCCGATTTAATCGTGATTTTCGCCAGTATATCTCTAAGTTGGGTATCGAAATCAAGAGCGTGAGCGATTTGAAGAAGCATTATTCGGAGTTAGCACAGGAAATTCAGCGTGCTACCTATTATCGCCTTCGTGAGGAAGCCAAGCAGAGCGTAATGCCTTCCTATCAGATGGATCGTCTGAATGCGGCTAACCGTATCAAGAAGGAACTTAATAATCTCGGCTTGTTTGCAGGCGGTTTTACCCAAAAGAACGTGATGGATATGTTCAATAAGGGTGCAGGTGCAGGTTGGATATGGCAGAAGATTATCGAGGCAAACACAAAAGATGCCAAGCAGGGTAGTTTCCGTTTCAATATGAAAACAGGAAACTATACTTATACTGATAATAGCGGTAAAACCGTCAAGGGTAATCCTACAGGCTATAAAGGTCTGTTATCTTCACTCGTTCATTTCCAGAACGCAACCAAGCGCGAAACAAGTAAGGATAAGGAAATCAATGATTACTTCAATCAGGTAGTTAATCTTGATGGCTATACTCCTTGGGTAGAAGATGAACCTGGTACGCTTGAAAATGAAGCACCCGATAAGGATGCCATCCGTGCTGCGAAGCAGGAGGCACGCGATCAGCAGCGTTCCTGGCGTGAGGAGTTGAAGCAGAAGCAGGATGAAGCAAACGCTATCATGGATAACGTGCGCAACTTCTATGAGCGACAAATCAACGAAAAACTGTCACAGGCAGTAAGCCTCGGTATGGATAAGACGGAGCAGGATTTGTTCGTAGAGCCAGTGAAGAAGCGTATGGATGAAGCCCTTTCGCAGGTGCGCCTTGCTATCGCTGGTCAGGCTAACACCTGGGAGGACTTCAAAAAGACGATGGATAATGATCTTATCGAGAAGACCGATGAGACCGGAGTTAATCTTTCCAAGAACCTCCTCACCTCCATTACGCAGAATAATATCGCAGCCCTGCGCACGAAGATGGCTCAGTTGGGTAATAGTCTGAACCGTCCGATGAACTCCATCACGGCTGAAATATTTGCCAAGGCTACCAAGAACCAGCAGGATCGTGTAAAGCTGGAAGCGCAGCAGGCAGAAGCCCGTAGAAAGGTGGCTCAGGAGCATAACTACATGGGTGCCGTGCAGCAGAATATGTATGACGATTTCAACCAAATGGGCTATGCTAACCCAACCGATTTTGAAGCGCAGGACAAGGAAGCCTTTGACAGACGCAAGGCACACATCATTTCCATGTACGAGCAAGCAAGAAAGCAAATCGCCAACCTTTATACAGTTGATGTCAGCAATAAAGAAGGTAGGGGATTGCTGATGCAGGTACTCTTTGGCGATGATCCTTATGCGCTGGGTGCCCGCATTCAGAGTGTATTGGGCGACAATGCGGAAGACTGGAGGGTGTTCTATAACAAACTTATTCAGTATTCTGATGAATATACTGAGGCTCAGAAGAAGACCTACGACCAGGCAAAAAAGATTGCCGAGCAGATGTGGAAGGTCAACCAGCGCAATCTTGCCAACCAGGAAACCCTTCGCAAGATGCAGCAGGAAAGCGCCCTCTTCGGTAAGCGAACCAATATGTGGTCGAATCTTGGTCTCGGCGATCTTACCGCCGACCCAGAGGTGGAGCTGATGAAGATGAAGATGCAGATGGCGGAAGATTATTATGCTTTCGTTTTCAAAAATTCGAGAAATCAGCAACTTATCGATGAAGCTGACAAGGCTCGTCAGGAGGCAGAACTTGCCTATGTCAACCAAATGGCTACGGCGATGAAGAACCGCCTCTCACAGATGCAGCAGCTTGTGCAGCCTATCGAGACCTTCGGTGCAGAAGTAGGCAAGGCATTTGCTGAAATGCGCAATGATGTAAGCAGCGCACAGGAAGCTATCAAGAACGCTCTGAAGTCTATGCTCAAATCGTGGGGTAATATGGCGCTCAACGATGTGAATACGCAGATGTGGAAGGCTATCAATGATGCAGGTGCCAAGCGAGCCAAGAAGAAAGCGCAGCCTGGTATCGATGCAGCAAGAGCCAACGCTAACGCCAATGCCGTGAAGGAAGACTTCTCTAATCTCGGCACAAAGGCGAATCCGATGTATGTGCGACTGGTAGATGAGGGTGCATCTTATCTTACTCAGCAGCCGCAGTCTAACTTCGAGAATCTGCCTCCTCAGCAGCCGGCTCTCGGCTGGAATCCTGATGGTTCACCTATCAACCCTAACAGTCCGGCTATTGTGCCTCCATACGCGCCCCCTGCAACCCCCGAGCAGGCGAATAAGCAAGCAGAGGGTAATGGTGCTCCTCATGCGTGGTCACATCGCAACAGAGACAATGCCGATGCGTTCTATAGTGATGCAGCCACGCAGACGGGTGCTGCTGCAGCCGATGCTATCGCTGGTGGCGGTTCCTTCATGGATACCGCAGCCGGTATCACTGGTTCCTTTATCGGTGGCGTGATGAATACCGAGTTCAAGAAGGGTGGCAAATCCAAGGAAGACAAGGAGAAAGCCGATCAGCTGAAGAAGGAGAAGAAGCACCAGAAGGAACTGAGCAAGGAGGTAAAGAAGGGTAATAAGGATCGTGAGAAGGTGACTACCCAGGGTGTTCAGAACATCACGGATGTAACTGCTGCCGGAAACAAGGAGCAGAGTGAGGGCACTAAGGTGGCTTTGAACGCGGGTATGGCTATGACCCAAACGGCGCTCACTACCAATCTCGCCAATACTCAGGCTAATAATGAGGCTATGGCTCAGTCTGATGCAGCCCGCACTCAGTCAGAAGTAACCTTCTCTATCGCGGGTGCGATGGCTAAGTGTTTCGAGTTCCTGGGTCCTATCGCTGGTCCTATTGCAGCCGCAGGTGTGATGGCTACTCTCATGGGGTTGCTCCAGTGGGCACTCAATTCAGCCTTCAGCGGCGGCAAAAAGAAGAGTAATACCAATACTACCAATACCAAGCTTGTTACTGGTATGCTTACCTATGATTCCGGAAACGTTCAAGACTTGAAGCCATTTGTGGCTGATAATGGCGAGGTGTATTGGGCGAAGGAGGATGACGGCAAGCAGATGCAGGGCGTGAAGATGCTTACATCTCCAACCGCCACCACCGTTAATGGTCAGCCGTCTCTCGTAGCCGAGAAAGGACCGGAAATCGTGATTGGCCGTGAAACCACTCATGCCATGATGATGAATAACCCTGCCCTGCTGAAGGCGCTGGTCAATTACGACAGCAACTATTCGGGAAGAAACTCAGCAAGAAGGGCATTTGATAGCGGCAACGTGGGTGATGTTCTTGCAGCAGGCACGCAAGCAGGCAATGGTAATCTTTCGTCTGGCGCGTCAGCGACAGGCGACCTGATAGCAGCTAATGCTGCAAGCAATGCGGCGCTCCTGCAAGCTGTGAATGCGCTCATTCAGCGCCTCAATCAGCCTATCAACGCCCAAATTAACATGTACGGTCGTGATGGGTTGCACGATAGCCTGAATAAGGCTAACCGGTTTATGAAGAATAAATAGGAGAAGGTTTTGTTGATTATTAGTTGTTAAGTTTTTAAGTTTATTATTATTATGTTTTTCAAGACTGTTTCGCTGTGAAGCGAGGCAGCCTTTTTCTTTAAATTTCTTTTTGGTCCCATTTTGCGACCATGGGGAGAAATTAGTGGGCTTTCTGTAAACCGCTGATTTAGTGGTTTTTTTGGTCTCAAAAGCATATCTTGGTCTCATTTTTCGTCGGAATTACTACCTATATATAAAATTTTCCGTGTATTTTTTCTTTTCCCTAAAAACGAAATCCCCTAACCCCAAACTAGAAGTTAGTAGCATTAACGGCTATGCCGTAAACTTCAGACAATAAGGTAGTTATGTGGATATAGGGGAGTGGCAGCTAGCGGGAAAAATGTGTGATTTTCTACATATATTCTACATATTTCTGAAATATTTTGTATCTCCTGCGTACATCTGTTTATAGAAAATTATATAAAAATGAGACCAAGAAATAGTAAGTTGCTGAAAAATAAGCAGATAGTAAAAAATCAGTGGGGGCAAGCAGTGGGACAATGGTGTGGCAGCAGGGGGACAATATACGCCGTTTTCCTCATTAGGGGACTTTAACATTTCTGCTAATAAAATTAAAATGAGACCAGAATCGGCAAAATGGGACCAGATTTCGTATCTTGGTCCCATTTTTGAAAAAACACCCTTTGCGCCTCCGTTCCCAGTGATTCCATCGCTGGTTCCCCCTCTCTAACTTATATTAAATGTTAAAAATATAACTTATTTCAAATATAATATACCTTACCTATACCTTTTTCGATTTATTTTTGTATCTTTGCAGCGAAAAATGAATAAATAATATATGTAAGGTATGTTTGACGAGATATGTTCCATCTATCGGGATGCGAAAGATGCACTCGGAAGGTACGTTGATATGGAGACTGGCGAGTGCATCACGCAGATGTCTATCCGTGAGTTCTGTCTTACGGACAGATGGAAGCCGTATGTAGAGAAACTGAGAGCCATGCGGCAGCAGTATGGAAGCAAGGCGAAGAAGATGCCGGAATATATCGACACGAAGAAGATGCTTCCTGGTGCTACACTGAGCGGTCTCTTCAGTCTTTATGAAGACGATAGTTTGACCCACCCAGGCCAGCGTGTGATGGTTTCACGCCGTGAAACACATCTTTATCAGCATACCGGATGGCTCGCTATCGACATCGACCTTCAGGACAACCAGCAGCTTACCAGCTTTGAGAATATCCGCATGGTGGCTCGCTTCCGTCCTGAGATAGGTTTGCTGATGCGTTCCTGTTCGGGTACAGGATATTTCGGACTGGTTCGCCTGGCTTATCCCGACAGGCATAAGGAGCAGTTCAAGGCTATCCTCAAGGAATATGCCGCCCTGGGCATTGTGCTCGACAAGCAATGTGGCAATATCGGTCGTGTGCGTTTCGCCTCATGGGATGATGCCGACCATATATATATTAATAACAATGTGCAGCCTTATCAAGGCTTGCAGATGGACGAACCGCAGGTGATACCGCAGGCACGACCGATGTATCGGCAACCGCAGAGTAACGCCTCCAGCGCTTACGGCGGTAGCGACAACTCAGCCTTCTGGAATGATCCTCGCACGCAAGACCGCATCATCGAACTCATCGTAAAAGCCCTAGTGAGCCGAAACATCAACATCACGGAAAGCTATGATGAGTGGACAAAGGCAGGTTGGGCATTGAAGGCGCACCCTTATGGCGAACGTCTGTTTCACGAGCTTTCGGCATGCAGCCGGAAGTACAACGCTGCCCAGGCTTCACAGAAGTGGCGGCAGTTAGGCAGCAGCCATACCGTGAGCTATCATTACCTCATCCACGCCTTCAAGGTGAATTTGGGCGAAGGAGAATATCACTCTATTCTGCAGCAGGTTTACCGTGAGCGGAATGTTTAATGCACTCAACACTCAACATTGACAAAAAGTTTTTTAATACATTAAAGATATAAGATTATGGCAAAAAGAAAAGTAGAAATCCCCAAGGGGTCATGGCTCGACAAGAAAGGTCAGCGATGGATGAAAGTAGCAATCGATGTGATGATAGGGGGTGGTAAATTCCTCCGTCAAATCACGATGACGTTCCCGGTGAACTTTGAAATGGCATTGGGAAAATATATGGTAGACATGGGCGATATGGACGATTTCAGAGACAGAGTAAATCAGCAATATCCTTCGCTGAAACGCCTGAGAAACCTCACGTTTTTCCCTATGGGAAACAAGGTGTTGAGAAAGTAAAAATAAATTTACAGATGGCCAAAAAAGCTTTCGCCATATCGAAGCCTATTCGAAGCCATATCGAAGCCGTGTGTTATTTATTTACTCTCTCTGTATATAAAAACTTTACAAAACAAAAGATATGAAACAGAAGATTATTGCAATAGTAGGTCAGGCTGGCTCCGGAAAAGATACGGTTGCCCAGCTGATGCGGATGACACTCCATGTGCCCATCCTTTGCTCTTATACCACCCGACCTATGCGTGAAGGCGAGGTAAACGGCAGAGAGCACATCTTCGTGAAAGAGTGCAATATCCCAAGAGAAAAAATGCTTGCCTAGACCGAGTATGGAGGTTATAAGTATTGGACGGAACTCGACCAGATAAAAGATGCCGCCATCTATGTAATCGACGAAAAGGGCATCATGGATATTTGCGAGCGATTCCCTGATATTGAACTGGTGAATATCTACGTAGCTGCCAAGCCCGAAACCCTCAAGGCTCGTGGTATCGCTCCCGAAAGAATGAAGCGTGACGAATATCGGGTAACAATGGATATAAACAGTTTCGATTACGTCATCACCAACAATTCTTCGCTCTGGGCTCTGCTGCAGGCAGTAATCACAGTGTCTTTGCAGATGACTAAATATAGTCTGGAAGATCTGAAAACCCTTAATCAGGAACTTTCCGAATATATAAAGGCAGCATTGAAAGATAATTAATAATTGATAGTTTATATTTGATATGAAAATGATAATTCCTGGTGTTGAGTGGTGGCCTCAGAAGACCGGCACTCAACAGGTTGCCCGAGTAGGCAGAATCTGCTACAAGAGCAAAGGCAAACAGCCTGACGAGAAACTTTCTGAAGAAAAGAAAGAGGAGTTTCGGGAAGAACAGGCAGTAAAGATGGTTAACAGTTTCTGGAAGAGCGGACATCGCTCTATGCTCCGTCACGGTACCCTCTATTTCTTCGTAAAGAACGATAATAAAATGCCGAGGTCTCTCTGGTCACTCCTCGTTGCTTCACCTTACATCAACTATGCTGTGCAGGAAAAGAAGGTATGGATTAGCAGCAACATGCAGTTCCTCGGCGAGCATGCCGAAATTCTCGAAATCTTAACCCCATATCAAATGAAGGAAGATGAGTTTATCGAGAAGGCACTGAAGTATGAATGCAAAAAGGCGCTCTATCTCCTCCGTATGACCATGGTTGTTACCACGCAGATCAGTACCAGCCGAGAATTGAACCGCACATCGCCTAATAGCATCAGCGAGCAGAGCACACGCTATGTGGACCTGGAGAAGAAAGGTGGTGTGCAGATTGCCCGTCCGCATTGGTTGCATGAAGGCACCCGATGGCAGAAGTTCCTCTATCTTGCCGGCTGCAAGATTGCCGACTGGCTCTATCGCCGTTTGCTGAAATCGGGCATGAAGCCGCAGGATGCCCGCGGAATTCTTCCTCTCGATACCTATACGGTGGTAGCTTATACCTATACTCTCAAGGAGTGGAAACATATCCTGGACCTCCGCTTCCATGAAAGTACCGGCAAGGCGCATCCTAACGCCAAGGAAATAGGCTATCTGATTCATCGCATCATTACCGAGAGAATGATGGAATATGATAAGGACTTCGAGATTTAAAGGTAAAATCACTACTCACTATCTCTAACGCTCATTATGGTAAATAGGAATAAAAGTAAAAAGTAATGGGAAACAAAAATAAAAAGCAACACCAGATGGAGGCTATGGCAAGGCGGGATGCTAAAATCCGTCAGCTCCCTACCATCTACACCTTCAACTTCAAAGATGTGCCATCTGAAGTATACGCCAAAACCCTGGAGGCAATCTTTTCTGATCCTCAGTTTGCCGATGCCGTGCGCAACCGCAACGAACTGGTACGTGCTGCCAACCGCATACCGCAGGGCGCACCTCAGATGGCACCCCTCATCAAGGCTATCCAGGAAAAAGATGCAAAGTTGGCCAATGCCATCTATGCCCTGCTTGTGCAGGTAAATCTGCACAGTGAGATAACTTACGATTTTCTCAGTTTCGGTCATCTGTCACGCTACTACGTAGACTACAGCCAGCCGGGTATGCAGGAAAAGGTAGACCATCTGAACATTAATCTTGATAAGATCACGTTCCTCTCCGAAATGCTCGAAAACCTTCTTACCCAGGTGAAGGGCGATATGCTGGAAATCTTCAAAGGTGCCAGCGAGTTCCAGCAGTTTGATGGCGTAATGGCGAGCCTCCGTCAGTTGAGCGGTTTCTTCGATTTCGCCCGCAAGAAAGACGAGAAATCGAAAGATTACGCCCTCTACTATGAGTATGCCGACAGCATCAATAACTATATGGATAAGCGTATGCAGACCTATTCGCAGAAGTACCGCAAGCTGCATCCTACCCTTCCTGGTTTCACTCAGGAACAGATGGTAGAGGCCATCAATCTCTTCTTCGGTGAGAAAGATAAGTTCAATGAGAGCTTCATCGCCAAGACGGAATCAGGTGGCCGCTATATCGACGGCATGAAACTCATCCCTAATCTCAACGAGGAGCAGACTGCCAAGCTCGATAAGCTGGTACCGCGCCCGAAGGAAGGAAACAGCATGCAGAAATACTTCCTCTACATCACCGATGCCATCATGTTAAATTACCACCTTCGGCGGTAATTTTGAGTGTTGAATGTTGAGTTACCTCACGGACTCAAGGGCGCTAGCCTAATTCAACATTCAACACTCAACATTCAACATTCATCAAACCATTCAACATTTTTTAAGATGCCAAATATCTATCTCCGTCTCCCAACCTCCCGCTGCCAGTTCTTCCGGCACCGCGACCCCAAGTTCACCCTGGCAAAGGATGAGCCGGTGGTGTTCAGCAACTACTCACATGAGCAGTTCATTATGCGCAATTCGCTTATCAGCGCCCCTGCGAAAAGCAGCCGTATCGACCTTGGCTGTTTCTCGCAGCAGCAGTGGTGCAATATGCTGTCGGGCAAGCACCCTGCAGGAGGCAAGGTAGTGATGCGCCGTGATGCCGGAAGCTGGCTCACTTTCCAGGAGGTGCAGCAGCTCAACGGTCGCCTTACAGACGGCAAGGGTTCACACGATGATTATCTCTGCATTCGCTTGCCGAGTGAGGTAGAAGTTGTCGATACCGTTTATCCGGTAAAGCCTACCTTTACGCTGGATACGCACGGCATGCGTGCGCTGGCAGTATCACTCAACAACGATTTCAAGCGCAGTCTCGTGGAATGGGCACTCTCCACCTTCGACTTCTGTACCTCCAATGGCAGGGTCATCGCCCGTTCCCATAACGCTATGCTGGAGCGTTATTTAATGCGCTACGGAATAGAAGTCAGCGAGGAAGAGAAAGACGTGTTGCGCCGCATTATCGGCAGGTGGTTCCGCACGGAGCACTGTTTCTTTAAGAGCTATTCCTGCGTGGATATGCAGTATAAAGATAGCCGTGATAAGCCTAACCGCATCGACGAAGTGCAGTGGCTATGATTTTACACCTTACATAATAGATGTTAATTTATATCTAAACAAAAGTTAAATAATAGCTAAATCAAGGAAAAGTTATGAAATTACCTGATAGTTGCAGAGAGTTATTTCTTGACGGAGTAACCGATGCTTATTTTTATGCTGTACGGGAAAGCTCCGTTCCTATTCCCTTCAGCATACCGATGATATTGCAGATAACTGGCTGCCACTTTGCCGGCGAAGCACTCCATGTTGCCCTCAGCGAAGGCGACAATTACATCATATCCGATAGCATCACCGCCAAGCAGACTTCTTCAGAGGGTGGCAATGGTACCATCTTCAAGTTCGAGATTACAGCCAATATTAGTGACGGAAAGGCGAATATACCCGAAATCATCAAAAAAATGCACGGAAAGGACTATTATATAGTCTTGCGTAAGCAGGATGACACGATTTATCTCTGCCATACTCTGCCTGGCACCTTCAGTATCACTGATTCCGTGACTGCTCAGAAAGATGCTGAGACCCGTAGCATTACGGCTATCTGTCAGGCGATGTCGGAGTTTATTCCGATAACGATTGCTTAATCAATCATATAAATTTCAGTACTTAATTATCTTCTAGTTTTTTTGAGATTATTCATAAATATCTAATGTTAATTTTGTTTGCTGCCCTGCCATCCGTGAGGATCGCAGGGTTTTTTGTTTTTTACCTTTTTACTTTTTTACCTTTATTTTGTCCCTATATGCCCATGTATTTCCTTTACCTTTGCCGTCAGAAATATTGAAAGGTCTTCTTTTGCTAAATAAGGTAAGGAGATTTGTATTCAGGATAACGATAACATACATTTATTTTTAAAAATTTATTACCCACAATGAAAGGTCTATACGAAATTCTGACCGAAAAGAAGTGGATGATTTCGCCTGACTTTGTTCACGGCATACGGAAGGCATTGGAGCAGAATCTGAATGCTCATGCCGTATACGAACGCCCTGCACCTACCTGCGGCTTCGTAACCGTGAATGCAGCCGATGGCTCAATCTATTACCCGGAGGAATATCAGATTTCCGAGGATGGTAAGCAGGTGAGAGGTCAGTGGGCATTGGATAGTAGTAATGATGATGCTCAGAACTTCCCGTTTGTTTCTGTACTCACCGTCGATGGTCCTATCACCCGAAATGGTGGCGGTTGCTCGTATGGTTCTATCGACCATCGCAACATGATGATCAAAGCGGCCAATCATCCCCTCTGTCGAGGTCACATCTTCATCATCAACACTCCTGGTGGTTCCGCTTGGGCAAAGAACGATTACGAGCAGGCTATCAATTATGCCCGTTCACAGGGTCAGCCAGTCATCGCCTTCGTCGATGGCATGTGTGCATCGGCAGGTATGTATCTCGCTTCTCTCTGCGATGAGCGATATTACATGCACCCGAAGGACGAAATCGGTTGCATCGGTGTGATGGCATCCTTCTACACGCAGGCCGATGGTAGCAAAAACCAGTTTACCGATGAAACTTATCACGAGTTATACGACCCTGAGAGTTTCGACAAGAACCGTGAGTTCCGTGATATTGCCAACGATGGCGATAGCGAGAAGTTGGTTAAGGAACTTGGCGAACTGGGTGTAGAGTTTAGAGCCGATGTTAAGAAGGCTTGCCCTGCTGCAAAGGACGAGCACCTTCATGGAAAGGTATTCGATGCCGAGGAAGTAAAGGGTATTCTGATGGATGACCAGAGTGACTTCTTCTCTTGCGTAAAGCGTTGCTTTGCTCTCTACAATGACACAGCAGAACCTATCGTCAGAAAGCCATCTGATGATGAAGACGAAACGAATGGCAGTTTGAATGAGCCATCCGATCATCCGGCACACGACCCTCAGTTGGAGCCAGACAAGGCTTCTTCAGCAAAGAAAGAGAATCATCAACATACAAACACCAAAAATCAAATCAATATGGCAAATTACCCTAAGATTAATGCCGCTTGCGGTATGCAGGATGGTCAGCAGATTGAGGTAAAGGAGGAAGGCGCATTCATGAATGCCCCATTGCTCGATACCCTCGAAGCTCATCTTACATCGCAGGAGCAGGCTGTGGCTGCTGCCAAGCAGAAAGCCACCACAGCAGAGCAGAGTCTTGCTGACCTTCAGGCAAAGCACGACGCACTCGCTGAAACCATCGCCCAGAAGGACGAGGAGATTAAGAACCTGAAAGAGGCAGCGGCTAAGGCCGATGAGGACATCAAGGCCCTCACCGATGCCAAGGCAAAGGCTGATGAGGAGAAGGCAAAGGTAGATGAGGAGCTGAAGACTGCCCAGGCTTCACTCGTTACTGCCAAGCAGACCATCGCCGACAAGGACGCTCAGATTGCTGAGTTGAACGAGAACCCAGGTGAGGAGCCAGCACAGGGTGCTGCACCTCAAAACAACGGTGAGGGCGCACAGGTAGAAACCGCTAAGACCGGTTATCCAACCTGGAATCCAGCCGACCCAGTAGGTTCAAAGAAAGCTATCGAGGAGTACAAGAGAGAAAACGGTCTCCTCTAGTTTTTGAAATTTAAATCACATACATAAATAAGCAAAATTTGAATTTTAATTATGGCAGCACCAAACAACTTTATTGGTATCAGCGCCCTTAAAGAGGTCGCTAACCAGGTATTCAAGAGCGTTGTTCAGGGTCCATCTTACGCTAACCCTGAGGAGATGAAGCGTCTTGGCATCAAGACTATTAGCGGCATCCAGTATCAGCGCACTATTAATGTATTTATCCGTAAGGGTGGTACTACTCGCCGTAAGGATGTAAATCCTAAGTTGAACAGTGAAATCGGTTTCCTCAAGGAACGTAAGTTGACAGCCAAGCTCGCTTGGTTCCACGGTACCGATAACATGGACCGCTATTGTGAGACAAACCTTGGTACAGACTCACATGGCGCTTATCCTCTTTCTACCGTAGCTATCGAAGCGGTATTGAAGACTTACGCCGACGACCTTTACAACAACCTCTGGTGGGGTGACATTGACAGAGACGTTCCTGGCGCTTCAAATCTTGAGAAGTCTATGGCTCTCTATGATGGCTTCCTTACCGGTATCAAGCACGATATTGAGGACGGTCTTATCAGCGAAGCTAACCACAACCTCATCCACTGTGAAGCTATCTCTGCACCAGCTGATGCAACAGACAGCTCTGCATACAAGATCTTCCGCGGGGTTTACATGAAACTGGACCCACGTATGCGCCGTCAGAAGGTTCTCGCCTATATGACTCCTGAGACAGCTATCGCTATCTCTGATGCTTACGCACTCCAGTCATACGGTACTCATAAGCTCAATGTGGTAGATGGCGGTAACTACGTTATCCCAGAGCTTCCTAAGTGTACCATTGTTCCAGTTGAGGGCTTGGGTGTCGGTGATCGCATCCTCTTCTCTATCGAAAACAACCTTGTTTACGCAGTAGATTCTGAGGGTAACGACACTAAGGTTTTGATTGGTGAAGGCAGCTCAGACGACCTGAGGGACATCACTATCCAGGCACAAAGTATTCAGGGCTGTTATGTGGAAAATCCATTCTCTTGGGCGTTCGCAATGACAGACGGAAACCTCGAAGCCGCAGAGTTCGTTTCAGGCGACTACACCGAGTCTAACATTACCGTTACTCTTGCCAAGACCGTATCTACCGCAGAGGGTGAGATCGATGGTAAGGTGAAGGTGAACGATGCAGAGTACACTAAGCCAGTGGAGACAACTCCTAACGCTATTGTTACTCTTGAGGCAGAGGATGGTACCAACTACGTCTTCGACCACTGGAGCACCGGTAGCAAGGAGAAGAAGATCCAGTTCGCTGCAACAGGCATGAGCCAGGGCTTCACCGCCTTCTTCAAGAAAGCATAGTCCCCTCCCCTGCCCCCGTTCCCAGCGATTCCATCGCTGGTCCAACAGGCAAAAAGGCAGTCCTCTATAAATCCTCGGCGGCGGTCGCCTGACCTGGCGGAATATGGCTTCCGCCGCCATTTCGTTTAATCATCAAAAAAGATACAATTATGGCAGAAAATGTAACATGCCCAGAGATCAAGGATATTCTCTCCGAGAACGAATGCTTGGAGAACTGCGGTGGTCTTGGCGTAAACGTATATGTCTTTATCAAGAGTGAGCTCGCTGCCCCTCTCTCACCAGAGGTAGGTAAGAACACCTATGCAGCGCTGACAGCTGCGTCCTTCAAGAAAGGTAAGGGTCTCTACAAGTTTGAGTGCCAGGATGGCGGTCAGGGTCACACCTGGGAAAACTTGGGCTTCAGAAAGGGCTTTAAGCAGACTTTGGACTACGTTCTTGAGAGCGTAAGTGCCGCTTCTGCGTATGTGGCTCGTGGTCTCAATAACCTTAAGTGTGGTTACATCATCGAGGATGGTGATAAATCAATCCTCGTTTACGACAAGCAGCACGACTTCAAGTATGACTCCGGTAATATTAAAGGAGACACTGGCAAAAAACCAGAAGATGATCGTGTAGTCACACTAAGTGGTTCCCTCAGTCCGACAACATTTGGCCGTTATGAGATTGCTACACCAGAAAGTGGCTGGGATTCTCTCTGCAACGGTGCAGGCACATCGGGGGAAGTGTAAGCGGAACTGACAAGAGCGATACCAATTCCGCTTCACAGCAGTCATCTAAGCGGAGCAAGCAGGTAGCATCTGTCAATGATGAAACCTCTACGCTCGGCGAAAACGATGAATAATCGCTCACCCTATCCAATGCGTTTCCATTGGCAATTTACTCTATAAATCAAAGCCTCGGTATTGATCCTTAACAAGATAAGGCAAGATACCGGGGCTTTTCGCATTTAAAACTGCACATATCTTTCATTTTTTAATATCTTATCCCATAATTAGATTTTTTTATGCAAGATGCGTTTCCGTATAGAATATTTTTCTTATTTTTGCAGCATGAAATTTTAATATCAATACTGCGTTAAATTAATATTTAATCGTCTGTAAATCAATAACTTATATTAA